TCATGCAATTGCTCCTTTATCACTTGGCTGCCAAGCTAATATATTTACCATTAGAAACACTCTTGGAGCTCCTGTATTTAAGCATGTCGCACGAATCTTCCCATCCTTTATGCCTTTAACTTCAATTTTACGCTGAGTAATCTTGCCGACTTTATCTAAGTAAACAATTTCAACGGTTTGACCAATCTGCATTTGCAAGTTGATAGCCCCCCAAAATAAGAACGTTTGTTTGTATTATAACCAAACATGTGTTCTTAAATCAATGTAAAAAAAAGGAGCCACAATTATTATCCGAGCTCCTCTTCGTATTCTATTAATTGATCGATCTGTTTTAATTTAAAGTATTTCATGAGTGTTTCCAAATGTTCAGGCGGCCAATGTTTAGCAGTGTTTTTCTCCATATCGCTCAAGGTGTTCCAACGTATACCAGTTGCTTCACTTAATTGACGTACACTCAACTTTTCTGATTCTCTTAGTTCTCTAATTTTCAATATCAGCATTCTAATCACCTCAATCTGACTATACTATATACCAATTATAAATTCAACGAATATCGTTGATATTCAACGATATTCGTTGTATAATTAGAGTATAGAAAGGAGGTGGACAAGGCTCATGAAAGATTGGGTTACACTCCTTACAGCAATCATACAACTCATCACAGCAACATTGCTGCTAAAGGACAAAAAGAAAGGAACCAAAAAACGCCGCGGACCACGCAAACGTAAATAGGTTCCCGGAGAGTAGGGGTTGCCCCCCCTGCTCTCCACCCAATCATAACATATAGACATTAAAAAATAAATTGGAGGCTGGTATCATGGTTTGCATTCAGATTAAGCACTCGAAATCATTTTTAGCTCTCCGGCGTTATATTCGAGAAATGAAGAGGATCTGTTTACCTGTGAAGGTGGTCGATGAGACAGTTTGGTGGAGATTTTAAATACGGGGGCTACGGCCCCTCAAAGGAGGAGTAGTAATGTTCAATATAATTGTATGGGGAGTCGTTGTGGCTGCGTTGGTTCTCTCAATCACAGCATTAATTAAAACCCGTGGACGGCGTTAATTCTAAAACAAAAAAATACCGCGCAGACCTATTAAGATTGACGAGGTATTTTTATACCCAATACTTTCCTGTCCTTTCCTCTTCCATTGGCATTTATAATTAGGTAGAGGTGAAACTATGTTTATATCCCCAATGCTGTTGCAAACGGCTCACGGGCCATTTAGTCACAGCGATTATATATTTGAACCTAAGATAGATGGCCATCGACTTATTTATTCCCAAGAGTCTGGTAAAATTCGGTTATATACAAGACACGATAACGAATGTACTCTGCAATACCCTGAACTTCATCTACCCTTTACGGACGATGTAATCCTAGATGGAGAAGTTGCTTGTGTTGATCCGATGACTGGTGTATCCGATTTTGAATCTATTATGTGCCGATTTCAGACGAGGCGAGCAGATAAGACAGTACAACTCACAGGGACTCTCCCCGCGTATTATGCCATCTTTGATATATTGATGTACAAAGGCAAGGATCTGCGCGGGTTGCCCTTGATGAGCCGTAAGGAGATACTGGCGGGGTTAACTCTGCCGTCTAATAGCTTTGGAGTAGTGCCCTACGTTGAAGGTGCTGGAGAAGCATTGTTTGAACAGATCGAAACTCGCGGTATGGAAGGCGTAGTAGGTAAACGTAAAAATAGCATATACGAGACTGGCCACCGCTCTCACGCATGGCAAAAGGTCATCAATTGGATTTATGCGGATGTATATATTACAGGTTATCGCAAACAGGAATTTGGTTGGCTAGCTGCTGTTCCATCCGGTACGTCCGGAAAGCTACGTCCAGCAGGAATCATTGAACTCGGCGCGTCACCGATCCATAAGCAGGCATTTAGAGGCGTTGCCCAACAGCTTGTAAAAGGCGAGGATAAGGATTTTGTACATCTTGAACCAAGATTACGGGCAAAGGTAAGAATGAGGAATTGGACCAAATCAGGCATGCTGCGGAGTCCAGTGTTTACAGAGTTTATCGTATAAGCAAAAATAGACCCGTCAGGCATAAGCCCGGCGGGTTATTTTATTTCTGCTCTAAATTCAAATCGCTCCCGAACAAAATGAGATCCAGCAAGTTTAATAGAATCCGGTGTGTACCCCTCTACAATCCCACCATAATCTATAAGATGACCTATTGGATCTGGGTCCAGCCGAAACCATACGGATACTTTGGATTGTGTCAGTGCCGCTGTCAGAAACTCAGAATCTGTCACCAATAGTTTATATGTAGCGCTCAAAAAATCACTCCCTAAACAACAAAATACCCCACCAGTTATGGCAGGGTACGGTGCTTCTGTTATAGTTATTTTAACGTCACTGGAACAATGTGTAAATGATTTTATTCGGCTGAATATTCATCTACACAGAAGGTAAGTATCTTATCGAAAATCACAAACTCGGTGCGCTTACTGAATGGTCCTTTATTATTATTGTCTTTATTAATAGCAAACTTAGAAGGGCCTGTTCCAGCATCGCGTGCATCATACCATTCTAAAAAGCTATTTATCTCTTCCATAGAAAGGTCAAATTCCTTCTCTAGGTCAGTTATTAATTTAACCGTCAGGATTGCTCGACCTGATTCTATGGGAGCTATCGGAGTGGCTGATGCTTCATTAGAATTTTTACTTTCTCCGTTCGCGCCAATAGCCGTAACGATATAATAGTAGGTTATTCCGTTATTAACAGCTGTGTCAGTATAGGTTGTTTTAGTAACGTTTGAAACTATCATTGTATACGGTCCACCCAGAGTAAGTGAACGCTTTATATTATATGAATTAGCTTCACTCGTTGTTTTCCAGTTTAGTAATACTTGAGCGTTCCCTCCGTTCGCTTCTAAATTAAGAGGCGCTTCTGGCGGTTTCGGTGCAATATCTGTAGAGAATATATCGACTTCATAAACAGTATTTGTTTTTGTCGGTTCCGTAAGTAAAGTATTAAATGATACATATGTAACCGCATCAGTTGGTGTAACACTATAAGCTGTTCCAATATTCCCAGGGTAATCTGGAGATGTTGTATAGAGTACTTTCTTGTTAGCGTCATACAAAGTTAAAGCTATACCTGCCGTTGATTTAACTTTATATGACGAAACCGAAACAGGTGAATCAAATTTATACCACACCATCGGAATTGCAGACGCGTTCAAACCTATAGATGTACTTTCGTTATTGTCAGTAATAAGCGTTTGAGTTGCTTGAGTAATATCTAATCCATTACCACGGTTCATAATTTTCCCGTTTAACAATCCACCATCATAAGCAGATGCAGTATTCATAGGAATAGTCGTAATTACAAAGAATAGAATCAACAATAAAGACAAAAGCTTTTTCAAAGAAATCTCTCCTTTTTATTTCTTAATATTCTTTTTTATACAATTAATAGATTACAAAATACTTTATCAGAAGTCTATACATTTAAATACATATATTGTAAATAAAGTAATTTATATGAATATATTATTATTTTCATATTTATCTTTAACAGCCCATAGACCAATTGATCAGTAGAGCTATTAAGAAGCATTGTAGTACTTTTCCATCAACATAAAAATCCCCGCCAACCACTTAAGATTGACGAGGATTTATTATATAAACTTATGCCAAAATCATTCTAAATTCAAATTCACTTCTCATGTAATAAGAATCAGCAACCTTAACGCTAACTGGACTCCATTTCTGTACTGGGCCCTCACAATCAACTAAGCAGCCAGTCAGATCACCACGGCGTTCGAATATACCTATCTGTGACTGTGACAAAGCAGCCGTTAAAAATTCTGAGTCTGTTTTTAGGACTTTGTATATATTACTCAACATGATCACTCCTAATTCAATGAGCGAATATTATAAACGTGAATTTCCTTTTCTAATAGTTCTTTTTTTTCAATGAATTTAAACAATTTCGCTTCTTCTGGTAAAGCCGTATCCCCAAGTAAGTACTTTACTTTGTCTACAGGATGATAAATATACCATTTAATTGAATACCCATCTTTTTTCTCCAAAAAATAAAAAGTCTTTCCACTATATCTCCTAAACTTACTAAAAACCAAAGTAGATATGTGTTTTGCGAACCCGAAAAAGCATAAACAAAAAATAAACATTGCTATTACAAAAATGACTGTGAATGCTATAACTTGATTTGTACCATCAAATTTAATATTCCCTCTTACCACCCCAGAAGCTAAGGAGTTTGGTATCAAGGTAAATGAAGCTATGAAAAACAAAATCAAAGTACCCATGATCCAATTTATTTGTTTATTCTTTGTTCCGAACAACCAATTAAAGAACTTAACTTTAGGTTTCCACTTTAATATAGAAACTAACATTAGAATAATTAATGTAACAATAAAAAGAATTGCTAATGAGTTCATAGAAAAATCTATAATTTTTTGATGAGATAAAACAAATGGAATATTATAAATACCATAAAACGCAAAGAATGAACTTGAAGACACTATTGAAATTAAAAGAGAATGAAAAATATACTCAGCAATCCTCAACGACAATCTTTTCTCTTTAGAGAGTAATATTTGTTCTAGTTTTGTAGAAGTTAGTGCCGTCACCGGTTGTAACTTCAAAATTAAAGGTAACAATCCGGAAATAATCGGTATTATCCATCCCCATCCCAAAGATTTCACAAAAGGCAATTCAATAAATTGATCCCACACACAACTCCACTCCATAGAATAGATTTTGTTCGCCGCATATTTTGTCGATATCAGATTAACATGAATGGAACATTATGTATATGTACTCTATATCAGTGGCAAGGGAAATTTGCCTGAGGAAAAAGAAATACCCCGCCAATGTTAGCAGGGTACGGCGCTTCCAAACAAGCTTACTATATACCATTTTTGATTTCCTGTAAGTGACGATTAGGAAAATTGTTATTAATCGCTACTCTGTTGGTCTTGGGGTTGTCGCGTTAATCGATCTCTTCTTTCTTGCCTACGAGTCAAATCTGTTTCGCTGTTTCCCGCAGGCCTACCAGTGTTAATATGGGAAGCGAAAAAAACACTCATAAAATTATTCACAACCCTAAAGGTGGACGGCAAGAACCAAACTGTAACCAGAAGCCAAATATAGAAAGTTACGTCTGATGACAAACGATTATCGTATGCCCTCATCACATGCATAAATGCAGAAGAGACTACGACTGCTAACCCCAATAGAAAGGGTTCATAAAAATAATATTTCAATGTACTTTTCTCTTTAGACCTGAATATTGAATCGACCACCTCTGAGTCCTTAATACTAATCAGAATACCTAAGAGGGCGCCGAGAAAACCAACGACAATCGAGCTGAATGTTATTGCTCCGTCAAGAACTTTATCAAAGTTAGGTATTTTATAAGTAACATCATATCGGTAGGCTAAATATAAGCTTGCTGCCCCAAAAATAAAGGGGTACGCTAGTCCGATTATCTTACCTACCAAGCTCCCCTTATCTTCCATTAGGACTCCTCCTATCTTAGATAATTAATTATGTCTCGTTGACGATTATGACAGCCTTCCTTAGGACTGTAAAGAGTATACATTTCAGCTGCAATAGCATAATGACTCAAAGTTTCTCTGCGTTCCATACGGAAATTGCCAAAGTCATGTGCTTTATGCTCAAACAAATCGATTAATTCAATTCTTGAATCGTCTTCTTCCTTAATCACTAATTCCGCTCTTGTAAATAAATCCGGATTCTGTTCGATGTCTATAAGTGTATCATTTATCGTTTCATCATTTAGCGAGTCTGTTCTAGAAGTCCCTACAGTTATTGTGACTTGAACATTTGCACCTTCGTAGTTTCTTACCGATGAGATTAATCCGCCTATTGGTGAGCGCAAGCGATTAAGTATATTTTCTCTTGGAACTTCTCTTAAATCAGCTAACCTAATGTTAATCTTGCGATATTCAGCTGCGCGCCGAGCTATTTCGAATGTATTCGGAGGGCAAATTGGCCGTAAATAAATTATTTCATCGGGATTATTCCATATAATGTTAAAATATTCCTCTATACCTTCAGGACCTAAGCTAAACTTATTCCTTTGTAACATAAGAACATGATTGTCTTCATCATAAAGCGCAGATACTTCTTCTCCAATGAACTCATCATCATCAAGTTCCAATGGTTCAACCTGACCATTTTGCCTAGCAGTAGAGGGGATATTGGTATCTCTCAGCCTCACGAAATGGAGGAAAAAGAACTCCAACTCGTTATCCCAATAAGAAGTTTCCAATCTTGATTTTTCTTGTCGATAGTCGTAGGTTCTCCCATCAAGCGAAAGTCCCTGTGCAACCTCCATCCATGCGGGTAAGTCGAATAAACGATCTCTTTCCCCTCGTCGATCGTCTCTCCTTCTAAGTACTACTTGATAATACTCAAACCTCACTTTTCGATAATTCATAAAAACACCCCTATATTGTTGTTGGAATAATTTCATAATTATCCCAATAACAATATAGGTCATTTTTACCAAAAGATAAATCACTTCTTTATGACTTTTCCGTCCACCCTTTACCAGCCTCCGGACTGCTTGCGTACCTCAACACAATCGTGATACCCAGGACCGCATTACCACAGAGTCACTTTGTCATATTTCTTAGGAGCCAATTGTAGACCGAAAATCCCCCCCGACCGCCTGGGCACTCATCAGAACCGGTGCCGTTAAGGATACCCACATACCATAGTTATGCCATATGAATCTCTAATTACTTTGTTTCTTTCTTGAACAGCCCTACACGATCGAGGATGGTTACCATACCGTAAAAATCATAACTGCCGTTTACCGTAGTATCTAAAAAGCCCGCCAGCCTATTCCAGTGAAAAAAAGCAACCCCACCAACGTCCGGCCGGCACAAGGTCTATATTATAAGGGAGTTATGTGATTACTATGATCCTAATAGCTTAAATAAGTATGAAGCATGGCTAAAGTTTTACTTAATAATTTAGCCCACCAGCCGGAAGCAACTGGCAAATTCCTTAATCCTTTGTAGTACCATCCCTCTTACTAAACGCCAACTCAAACAACCCCGTTGCCGATAGCCCTGCTAAACCACCCGCCCATAATCGAAGCACTAAGCCTAACTCTGTAAAAGGATAAGCAGCCGCGCCGATCAACAGGCCGATAACTAATCCAATCAAGGGCAATATATTTTTAGGCACGTTAAACGAAGTCTTTACGAACTGCACTCCTGCCAACACAAAAACGGCGATCACCGAGGCGAACGCCAATACATTAGTTAGGTTTTGATTATCCATTGATTATTTATCCCCTCTCTTAAATAAACCTAGATTAAAGAACATCTGAATAATATTAAGCTCAAGCTTTGACTTGTCAGCCGATGTGGTGATCGCTCCTACTGCTTTAGCAGCCATAATAGCCTCTGTATAATTGATGGCATATGTTTCCTTGCCAGAGATATTTAAACGCTTCTCAATAGTTGCTAGGCGCTCATCCTGCTTAACTACGATTGCTTCTAACTCCTCAATTCTACTCATGTCTTCCTTTACCTCCTCTTTTAATCGATTTATAATAGCCGTTGCTTTTGCCATTGCTGTTTCAGTTGGCTTGCTACCAGCTCGCAGCTGAGTGAGTGTTAAACCAAAGACCATTTGGAAATGAGGATAATCCTTAAATGTTGTCCAGTCGCCTCCCCACTCAAATCCGAGCTTCTTGCCCTCTTCCACCACTTCAACCCAGTCTTTGATGTTGTTTCCGTTGTAGTCTCGGTTCATATCCCATGAGACACTAGACCCATTTGGCAGCAGCAAAGCGAAATCAACAGCCAAACCATAATTGTGATAACTATACCCGCCTTTAGCGTTAGTCACGATAGATCCCGGCTTAGTACGCCCTTGAGCGTAGAGAGCGTCTTGCTCAGCAATAGTCCGTAACCCTTGAGTTATTAAAATAGGCACTCCCTGAGCGTAACAGCGTTCAATTAATACTGTAGCAGCAGCCATAATCACCGGGTGCAATCCTAACAATCTTGTAGATGATTTACTCCTTACTTGATCCAGTGTAAGCATACTTACTTCCCTCCTAGAAAGATGTATCCAATAATAGCGATAATGGTACCGCTGAGAACCCATTTCAGTAGATCCATCCAAATCTTTCGTTCTGCGGCAGTGTCCTTCCTACCGTCCCGAAGTAAGCTAAATATCCTTGTATCTAAACTATCAATTTTCCCAATAATATTGGTATATTGAACCTTCATTTCGATAGTCGTTTCTTTCAACTGAGCAAGACTCTGCTCATGTCGCCCCACACTCTCTTCCAGTACTTTAAGCCGTTTGTCTGCCGCAACTGCCTCGCCAGATAGACGTACAAACTCATTCTTCATCGATGATAACCCTTGTTCAACGTCCTCAATTCGTTTTTCCAACTTTACACCTCCAGCCTCTCCTAGTTGATTAACTCCCCCGATGGTCATATAACAACTCCCCTCTCTATCTATTGATATCAATATAAATAGCCCCCGGATCAGATCCGAGGAAAAATAAAAAACACCTCATTGGGTGCCCTTGGATATTACTCATTTATTTTCATACATTCGATATAAGCTTACCACCAACCCTACTACGATTTCTCCAGCCTTCTCTCAGTAAAATAAAAAATCGTCCTCGAATCAAAGAGACTCGAGGACAATATATTACTGAGAATTATTTTTAAAGAAACGATTGAATATGCTATTAGCGAGTTTTATTCCATTTTTATCAACATGTTTATACATTAGATACGAGAGAGTTAATAAAATTGGTAGCGTTATAAAAAGGCTTATCATGACGGCAATGCTGTAAGATACATGATCAATAAGTGTAATAAATATATAACTTGATAAAGAACCTATTACTAATAAATGAAGAAGATACATTGAAAATGATATTTTTCCAAAAAACTCAAATACTTTAGTTGAGAAAATAGTTTGGAATTTCACTGAATTCAACAATACTAAAATGATACAAAATGCCCCAAGTGTATGATACAACACTATGGTTTTCGGGTCAGTAGCCTCTATAGATTTATAAATCGAATTATTAACTGTTGCAGCAGAAGGATATGACGCAAGATATAATCCAATTACCATTAAAATCATCTTAAAAAAGAAATTCCTAAAGAAAGACTTATTAAAATAGCCACCAATATTTATATCACTTAAAATCATTCCGAGAATAAATCCTAAGTAATATGTGTTATATGTCAGTATAATTGCAATTATATAAAACAAGTATCTTCTTCTCACTCTACCGAAAAGTGCAGCAAATCCAAAAACTATAAAAGATCCGAATAACTCATATGTCATTGTCCACAAAACTGCATTATACTTCCCGTCATTATTAAAAAACACTCCGAAAAAGGCATTTTTCACTACGTCAATAATACTTGCATCAAAATCCCAAAAGGTCGATAGCCACCAGGTTGAAAAACTTAAAGTACCAGCCTCTTTGTTATAAAATAGAGAAAATTTCATTAATAGGAAAGCAAGAACTATAGATGCTAAAACTGGTGTAAGTAGCCTAAAGTATCTTTTAACAGCACTTTCAACGAGAACATCTATTTTTTTTGTGTTAAAATACTTATAGCTTAGGACGTATCCGCTTAATAAGAAGAAAATACAAACAGCGAAGCTCCCATTATAAATTAAATTCAAAGGACTTTTTGCAATAATTAATTCCAAATTGCTTTGGGTATGAACTTGATTAATATCCCCATTATAGAGGGCAGGATAAAACCCAACAGCAAAATGATTCAATACAACAATAAGTGCGGCTACCCCTCTAAGACCGTCTATAAATTTTAATTTATGCATATTTCAACTCCCCACAATAAGAAGTATTATGCACTAACAATTGCCATAAAACAATATAGATTTAACCTTTGCTAAGAAAGAACCCTTAGATTTTTCCGAGGCAAAAATAAAAAGCGCCTATGCGGCGCTCTCTCCGATAATCTCTTCAGCTTGTTTAGCTGTTATCTTTTTGGCGGTAACAAATACCTGTAACTGCTCCCCCGTATACAACCCTGCGTCAAAGTATCGCTTAACCAGTGCGTACCAGTTCATTTACAATGCACCTCCTTCCACGAGGCTCAGGAGTAAGGCTGCCTGATCTTGTTCCACTTGATCTTGCCTAGCTTGCGTCTGCACTAGCTCCAGTAATAAAGCTGCGTTATCAGCGCGTAGTTGCTCGGTTTCCATCAGCTCTAGCGGCTTATTAGCTTCGGCTTCCAGGTAGGCTGTCCAAGCTGCTTGCAGCTCGGTATCTGTGGGCTGCGGATCGTCCAGATTCCACATTGCAATATGTGGACCTCTCTCAACTAAGTCGTAATCTTCGCCCTCGGTAAGCAGATTGTAGTCGATGCCGTAATGGTAATGCACTCCCTCAACGGGCTGCTCTCCTTTTTCTGGCGGCTTGATCTCGTAGAGAACACGTCCCTTTTCTTCTGCCCCCGCACGTAATACAGGTTCTGGGCCGTTGTCCTGAACCATGAAATCACGCATTGGATCAGCTTCCGGGTATAGATACTTGATTGCTAGTGCTATATTCATCATCATTCCTCCTTTTTAGGCTAACCGTATAATAGCAAAGTGCGTGGATTGGTCTGCTGTGCTTATAGAACAGACCACGTCAGAATAGGCGTACAGCTCTACAGTTTGTCCCCCGTAAAGGTCTAGAAGTGCATTCCCGCTAACTATAATGTCACTTTTACCGGCGTGATACTGCTCAGATATTGTGCTGTTATAGATTCCATCAACGTAAATGGCTAATAGTTCACGAGACAACACAGGTGACGTACTAAACATTCCTACACGTGCGTCCACACTATAGAATCCGGGTTCTGGAATGACGAAACGGGAATTGGCTACATTTGAAATTGATTTAATATTATTGTTAATTTCAGTGAATAAAACTTTGGTCCACGTTTGAGCAGGTATAGTCTGTGCAGTTGGAACGTTTTGGTGGTGCATCTCTCCCATCGGTCTTGTCCATTTTGTATTATCTCCCCATGGGTTAATAACTCCAGTAGAAACGATTAAACCACTGTTTCCAACCTCTGTAGATAATGTTCCGGCAGGAGCTCTGCCGATCCTAGAAACTCGACCGCCTTCAGCGGCATAAGTAGCAACAGTGTTTCCCGTTCCTGAGTTACTAAAACTGAATACATCGGCGTTTAATCCTCCGTATATTCCGTAATTTTTATTAGATAAAATGCACTCATATACATATACTTTTGAACAATTCCCCAATATTCCCACTCTGTTCAAAGCTGTCGAATCTGACTTACAATAGAGGAATTGCACGTTCATACTCTCCCAAACCGAAAACGCATCGGTCGAAGTTGATATAGCCTTGATACCATTAACAACAATGGGAATGGAACATCTTGTAACAATCATATTGTTAATCATCAAAGAATCGTTAATGGCAGATGTGCTCGGATTAAATGTAATTGATCCCTTCCCGCTGAATCCATAAATAGAAACGGTTTCTGCATAAGTTCCGTTTGCAATATTGATGACAGCTGCGTGATTCAACATCTGTGGGATTACGCTAATAGCTTTCCCGATTGTCTTGAAAGCCCCACCCGCAGTATTCGCCTGCCCAGTATTACTGTCATTCCCGTCTGTACGGACATAGTAGGTAATGTCTGCTGTTGTTTGTTGCGGTGTAGTAGCTAAATTGGGTTTACTGTTCCAGTTAGACTTTTCTGTGTCAGTCGCAAATCTATGAGTAGCATCCTCAGTAATCATAGTTGCTGGATGATTTACTGGATGAACATAGTTATTTGCTCCTGTGGCGATTCCGTCGAGCTTTATTTTGTCAGTTGCCCGCATCAACCCGTCACTTTGCGGTGCTGCTGAAACAAGAGTATTCGGTGCTTTTCCATTCCATGCTGTCTTTTCAGCATCAGTTACAAATCGATTACTTGCATCTTGCGCGATTATAGATGGTGGGTGAGTCGCCGGGTGAGTATAGTTCGTTGCTCCTGTTGCGATACCCGCCAGCTTTGTTTTCTCAGCTGCTGTGTAATCATTGGTAGATAACTGTTTACCTGTGACCTTATCAACCTTGTTATTAACAGTCGTGTCTAAGATATCCATATTTCCGTTCAAATCGGCAATATCAACGATATCTGTTCCCTCGGGCTTCTTTAAGCCCAAATTCCCTGTGGTTTGCATGTGTCACTCTCCTATCCAAAAGTTCTTAAGTCGTTCCACGTTCCAGCGTTGGCATTATTCCAAGTTATAGCTTTAAGCGAATCCCAATATGTGTACGTATAAGCAAATTCATAGGCCAAGTGTGCCGGCTTGATTTCATCGAGTATCTGAATTAGCCCAGCCATATTCGGTGGAATGCCTAGAATGCCTATGAATCGGACGATGAATCGATATTCCCCTGGAACTTCTTCTACCGATACATCCCCACCAGCAAAAGCCGATGCTGTTCGTTGAATCATTTCGGGTGTCGTTGTGCCTGTGCCTCGTCTTTTAGCTTTGACCATTTCACGTCTACTGACATAAGACTTTGATGGATCCGAGCTTAATCCAAGTTCAGCCTCCCAACGCGCAAGGCTCCATGTTGCAGTTTCAGCATATGCCTGATCTAGCACCTCTTGAACCCTCGTAGTTAAGCCATATATTTCAATGCCTAATGATTGCTGCAGTTCTTCTATTTCTTGAACACCCTTGTAATATGTCGGTAGGTATTTCATAAGATCAACCGTATTTACATCGTCTATATCCTCTAATTCATTTGCCGTGAAAAGAAGTGTGCTATATAATGATTCTCCATAGCTCAAACATCACACCCCCTTTAATTGGTTCCATGTTACGGGACCCTTGCTCATATATTCGGAGTGCGTATGTGTTGAAGGTGGATACGTTGCTGGTTTCCCAGCTACACCGGACCAAGGGACAGCATCAGCGTTGGCAGCATAGTCCACTTTGCCATCATTGTTCGTATCATAAATACTTTTAAGCATATCTCCTGAGCTTTGAGCAGCCACCAGCAAGACATTGCCATTTGCTGTACCAATATAGAGTTTGCTTGTATCAGTACAATAGCCAAGTTCACCGATAGCTAGTGTTCCGATGGCACTTTCCAAACCTCGTCGGATCTGGATCATTACTTTTCTAGCCATTGCCTCGCCTCCTAGAACGTGCCCCCATCGATCGTAGCGACCGTAAGTTTATTCCCATTGGTCGCGTCATAGACGATACTGGAAGCATCAATATTAGCCTCGATCCCGGTCGCGTTAACAACAATGCCTTTACCTGGCTTAGCAGCTACCGTAGTAGAATCTACAACAACCCCGTTTCCAGCTCCTACCGTCAATGTAACGGTATCTGATTGACCACCACCAGTAAGACCGTTACCTGCTGTAATCGTCTGTAGGGCACCACCAGTCCTAACCCATGCCGTTCCATTCCAGCTGTAGATCTTTTGTTCATCATCAACGTAAGCAGTCCAACCGACAGCAGGGGAATAATAAGCCCAGACTCCAGACTGATACTCTGCTATTTGGTTTGTCTTACCTGCCCATACCCCTGTCGCTGATGCTGGAATAATATAACGGTCGGCTTCTGCTGGGCTTGCCGGTGGGGCTAATAAATGTTGGTCTTTTACAGATGCTTGTGGTTCGATATTATGTTTTGCTAATTCGATTTCATTTTTGATTTTTTGTGCGGACCAGATGTCGGTAATGGCTGTACCTGAATCATTAATGACTCGGTGTTTAGCTGCATCGTCAATATGGCTTTTAATCTCAGCTGCAGTTTTAGTATTCGTTCCATCTGACACCTTATTGATATGTCCTGCACTAACATCAGCCTTTAATATCTTTGCATAAGTAGCGCCATCCGCTATATTATCAAGCGACCCTGTTAAATCACTGAGTGCTTGGGCGTTCACTCGCCTCCAAGCTGCCCCATCATCAAAATAAAGATATCCACTATTTGCCCCACTCGTTACGTAAAACAAACGTCCAACAGATGCGGCCACCGGACGCGAAGCCTCTGCACCTGACAAGGCTCGCCCAACCATTGAGTTTGTTGTACCGTCTCCGATATATATTTCTTTCGTATCTGTACAAAAGCCCATTTCGCCAACAAGCAATGCACCATACGTGCTAAGTTGAGCTTTAGTACCACGTTTTATTTGTATCGTCTGTGCCATCTTATACCCCTCTCGTAAATGAACCACCGTCTATAAGTCCACTCGATTTATACCGCTCTACCTCTGTTTGTGTGGCTGTTACAGACTTTTGTAGCACATTAATATCGTCAGCCTCTACCGTGTCCCCTGGTGTTTCATAGGTTACGTAAACTTCAGCAGATCCACTAAATATCTTAATTAACCTGCGCCATGGTGTATCACTCGGAATGGTTAACGTCCAGTTTGTCAATTTATCACCCGTCAATTTACTACCACTATAGACTTGGACAGTAGCGTTATTGATATTATCGTGATTCAGTAACCCCTCATAAACGCCTGCTACAAGTGTTATCCGTTCCTCAATGACATAATTGTTTCCCGTTGGGTTTTTATTCAACTTCTCCTGAAATACATCAACTTTACTCGGGTAGGCCATGTTACACCCCCAATTCCACAATACCGATCAATGGCACCTCTTCTTCCGCAAGAACAATGTTCCCAGCAGCTCCATTAAGTAGCAACCCAAGATAATCAATAACACCGTCAGTCCCTAAAAGGATTGATCCAATTACGGCCTGACTTACATAAGTAGATACAAAAGACGCTGACTTACGCCAAGTCTCCAATCGCTCCAAAAAGGAATTCTTTACACCCTGCAAGGTATAACCAGGCGCTAAAGTTACCTTAGCTGATATATTGATCGTCTTACCGATTGCTGAAGTAACTGTGACTACTGCCCCAATAGGTGCTTGTCCTTCACCTTTCCCAGCAGCTGGATCAATATAGTCTTGTACTTGATTCACAAGAACGCTTGAGGCTGGGGCACCTTCTGTATTTACAATCACAACTTTTACGGTCTTCGGACCTGACCATAATGGGAATACACGAGCGCCGCCCACTCCGGAAACTTCAAGAGCCCATTCAATATAATGATATTTATTCCCGCTGGTTGCTGGCCGTCTGGCAGAATCGAGGTACCGCTGCCGTAATGCATCATCTGTCTCTCTATCAGACCCAGGGATAAGTAACTCCGTCAATTCAGCCCTTGCTAGATTATTAATAAAATCGATAGGAATTAAGGCTCCGAAGTGCTGATTACCCGTAACTCCTTCAACCTCTGCCTCAAGGCGATACTCCCCTAATGAGAGTCGAGAGATTACTTTATAGTTGATTGCACCAATAGCGAAGCGACTACCAACTGGAATATCCATTAAGGTGTTAGAAGCATTATAAAAAAGCCCTCTTAATTGGGCTTTTGTTGCCTTCTTGCGGGTAACACCAGACCACGCAATCGATCGATCCAGATAATCACCACTAGCTGTATCAGCAAATATTAAATTTGCGTTGATATCCAACTCGACATACATCTGAGCTAATTCCATTGCTGCTGGAGCCATAGCATCATAAATAATGCTACCTTCTCGCTTGTCCAGCCCATCTGGTACCCGGTCTAACATCCGTTCTAAGATCGTTTCAAACGTTTGATTTTCATACACCGCCATTCACCTCCAATCGGTCTGTATAGTTTCCATAATCACTCTCTACGTCAAACAAGACGAGTACCGCATCGCCATCATAGTTAAATCTAAAGTTGGTTACGGAAACGATACGATCATCCTGAAGTAATGCTTCCCTAGTCCAGCGTTCCACTTCGGTTTCAAACACCGCCCGACCCCGCACCGCTCCAACATCTGCCTCACTACCGTAATTGTCACTGTAAATCAGGTTTTCAAATCGGATTGTCGAGAGTATTTTTATAACTGCCTGTTTTACGGCATCCAATCCATCCACTACCACGGATCCTATACGTCCATTTACAAGGTCTAATTTATAAGTAAGACTTGGTTGGGGTGTATCCTCCATATCCTCATTCAGCAGCACGTTATCGCTCTGTGGTATCAAACACTCACCACCCTATCCATGATTACGTAGCGTTGACCGCCCTGCATGCGGATAAGTAAAAGTTTATCTCCAGTAGCTAACGGCTTACGAATTACGTATTCTTGGATTCCTATTGTTATTTTCTGTTCAGATAAGGTTTCCGGAACAATTAAAAAATCCTCCGTAAGTGAAAGCCGATTATCGACCAACACTACAAGAGGATTAATTTTTTCTACAATTCCTAGCTGTACCAGAACTGGACCAGCAGCATTCACCGCTTCAGTGGCAGCGCGTTTTATCGCATCTATCATGATCACACCAACCTTAGCTCTAAGTCCATGGTATGCACTCCGCCTTCTTTCTTATGAGTACATTCATCGACTAGGAAGAATTTATTTATGTTCATTACATTGATATATAAATTAACGTAGCATCCTGCACGCATCCGGTAATCTCCAAGGGCCTCTATACTAAGCGTCCGCTTCTCTCGATTCTTCATGAACAGTTGCTGAGTTAGTTGCTCAGTAATTTGAGCCTGATTCAGATTCTCATCTACTGACTCGTAGAGTTGTAGCAATCCCCACTTAGCAATGCTGGCGCTATCCTTGGTAACGTAAGTTTCCCTCTTACCAGTCTCCTTGTTGTCTCTATACAATACAATTTGATTATATGTCTCATCGTCAATGTTGCGGCTGTAAGAATAATCCGTCATGAGTGAATCATCACCCACCACAAAAGGAAAGCGCATATTAGAAGCATTACGTATCGTCAAGCTCCCAAAATCATCAAAGAATACGAAGTTGGTCCCGTAGTTAATCAGGGTCTCATCTAACGCCATGCAGATCATATCGATAAACGTTTTATCGTCGCGGATCTGGGAAGGAATAATGTATTTTGTATCTTCCAGCGTTCCGGTCTTGAGCTGCATGTCTTGAGCGATCTTTTGAACTACCTGAGTTGCTGTCTGTTTCGTAAATACATAAGTTCCGCTATTCATCAGATACCGGATCTGATCATAAGCAAGGATGCTTATTTCTTCCGTCTTACCAGTTTCAATACTAAAAATATATCCGTAGAAAACCTTATGCCCCTCATCTGTGTACCTAACCACATCACCATTGTTCAGTTGGAATTTTTTATCTTGCCACGGGCCATGGTCTACAAGGGTGAATTCTAAGGATGCCGCCTTACCTATACGAATCGTCTTCCAAGATATATCAGTAACGATGCTGGAAACATCCCAGACGTTGCCATTTTTATTATCGATCAATAATTCCATGTATCATCACCCCGGTAGCTTCAGAACAGAGCCGATTTTGAGTGTCTTCAGCTGCGCGTCTGTTAAGCCGTTTAACTTCTGAATCTCTTTCCACCGGCTACCGTCACCGAGTTCTCTTTTAGCTATCTTCATCAAAGTGTCCCCGGATTTGATGGTAACTGTTTTGGACTTAGTACGTTCATCTGCGCGTTTCGCTGGCTCTTTCTTAGTAGTTGTTGTTGTACCAGCTGGTGTTGTATTTGTCTTCAACGTCACCTTTTTAGCAGCGTAAAAGACATACTCCTTCAGGCTGATTTCATATTCAAAATCGCCCGGGCTCCCGGCAACCTCTTTATAATTAAATTCTTCGATACTGGCAGCAATATTTATTTTGAGACCCGTTGACGTAAAAATAAACCGGATCGGCTTGCGCTTGTTCATCCAGGTTTCAATTAATTGGATGTAGTCCGCGGGTTGCCCCCAGTTTTTTGATGATACATAGCTTGGTACAGTACCACCGACTGCGATCGCCGGAAAAAAACTACTAAAGCTAATCTCTTTCAGCTTAGCGGCCTTGATTACATTAATTTCACCAAGATCCGTTATATCATAAGTCTCTCCGTCACCTTCCCCGCCAATCCCTATTTCTTCCGGAAGGACGGGGATTTCAAACCAGATAGCACGGTTGTTGAAACTTAATTCAATGCTATAGCCGTTGTTCATTAGGAGTATACCCCCTTGGCTGTACTTGCCACCTCTTCAGTTAGTATATTGCCGATCTTCTTAACGATGGAATCGACATTAGCCTCATTGGTTACTGGTCCTGTCTTGACCTGAATAGTCGGTGTCAATGTCACAAAGTTTTGAATGTTCTTCATCTCCGCGACATCGCGCATAATCTTCAGGTCTTCTTTAGAGATATCAATCGGCTTCTCTACTTTGCCGACCTTATCGACTTTTTTTAACTTATCAGTTTTTGGAGCTGCAGCAGCTGCGGCACCACCCCCAGCAGAAAACCCCATTCCAGCGACCTTATCATCTTTTCCTGATTTTGCATTTTTAGCGTTCTCAGCAGCTGCTTCAGATTCACGTTTCGTTGCACGTTCATCTAACATTTTTTGGACTTTAGCCTCACGTTCTTTAGCCTTTGTTGCTGCACTATTCTCCATTGCAGCTAAGTTTGCTGCCCTCTGTTGCTTCGCAGCTTCTTCTTCAGCAGCTTTTCCAGCAGCTAATTCTATGTGGCTAATGGTCTCAAGTTCAACAAAGGGTAGTTTATTCAATGTATTAATCAAATCATTAATTCGATCAATAGCGCCATTTGCCAAATCCTCCATAAAAGTTAAGGACTTGGTTTTAGCCCATCCGAATGCATCCGCTATTGCGTACCCTATACTTGTGAAGAAAATTGGTACCTGATTGAAGAAATTCATTATTCCATTCCAAACCCTAAGAAATCCGGCTGCAAACGCATCATTTGTATTCCATAGTTTTATTAGCCACATAATCAAACCTGCCAGAATAGTAGCAACTAAAATAAATATATTGGCTTTCATAGCTGCGTTTAAACCTCGCCATGCGAGAGCCAAACCACCTGTAGCAGCTGTTTGAAGAAATACTGCCGCTGTCATTATTCCTGTTCCAATTGAAGCAAATATAGAGGCAGATCCAACAGCCATAGATGCGAGTTTCCACGCCGTTAATGCCGCTGCAATCCCCCAAACAATTGGCTCAATAGTTGTCCAATTCGTAGTAATATAGCTATACACCTGTGCAGCAGCATCTCCTAACGAAACAACAATATCGACAGTTGTGGTGATGCCTTCGCTTAAACCACTCAAAAATTGTTCTCCGTCACTCGTACTTAACCATGCAGTTAGATCCTGTAGCATCTTAGTAATCCTACTAAGAGGACCTTCTGCCCCGTTGATTGTTCCAATCCACTCAGCTACTTTATTCTTCATAATTGTCATTGCCGAACCAAAAGTCATAGGCATTTGACTAAACATCTTATCGATTTTTCCGCTTTGCTTTTCAAAAGCTTTAACAATCATCGCAGATGTTAGTTTACCATCAGCTCCCATTGCTTTAAGTTCCCCGCGTGCTACACCTAGCCCCTCCGCTAATAGGCTCATCACCGCTGGAGCATTTTCACTAAGGGACCTCAATTCATCCCCTTGTAAAACCCCACTCCCGAGCGCTTGCCCCATTTGCAATATAGAGGCAGTCGTTTCTTGGGCTCCTGCACCTGAGATTACCAAAGCTTTGTTGAAGCTCTTCGTGAATTTAATAATATCGTCATCTGTTTTAAAAATACCCTGAGTACTCATAGCGAGTTTTGTGACCATATCCGCTGTAGCTTGGTAGTTTGCCCGAGTTTCATTCGCCGCGTCCATTACCTGGCGTTGTAACTCTAGCTGTGTTCGAAGGCCATCATTAACCATTGCTAATCTAGCGTTAGTCAACGCCACATCATCGGATGTTTCCAAAAGTTTTTTAGCTGCAGCAATAGATAGATAAGCTGCGACTACATTTTTGAGGCTACTTAGCCAATTAGATGTGTTTTTCGTTGCATTATTTATTTGTCCGTTCACCCTAGACTGTAGGTCAGCAATTTGCCGTTCTAATCTAGCGATACGTTCTAGAGCTCTTTGCAATTCACCTGCATCTGCACTACGTGTTCTTAATTGTCGCGTCGATCTAATGAGTTGAGATACCAAGCGTTGGAGATTTGTAAACATAGCCTCCAAAGACCTGGGCAGCTCAATCCGAATCTGTGCAACAACGCTACTTAATTCAGATTCAATCTGTCTTTTTATAATTGCAATTTGCGAGGAAATATCAGTGGTATTGATTCTTATTTTAATTAACGATTCTTCACCGCCTAACCGCTGCCTGATTACTGCTAATTGCTGTAATATTTCTGTGGTGTTAATGTTAATTCGTATCAGGCTACCTGTTCCTAGAGCTGCAATCTGCTGTTTAATCATATCTAAATTACTGAGCACATCAAAAGCGCTGATTCTTAATATCATCGGATTCTGCATTTGAGATTGCAATCGTGCCATTAACTGAATAGTCGCTGCTAAAGAAGCGTTAACCTGATTCAAGCGCTGACTAAAGACATCATTTAATGCAAGACTAGCTGCAATGCTTGGCAATTTGGCTTCCTCCTTTCTACACAACATAAAAAAGCACTCCACTATGGAGTGCTTCGTTAACTACAATTGAACTGATTGCTTTGGATTGTTCGTTATTATTGGTCTAAGCTTATGTGTTATTTTTTGTGCCGATGCTGCTGTATGACCTCCATCAAACATGAGCGCGGCCATCTCACCGTTAGAATTCGTATAGTTAATTATAAGATAGTGCGTGTTAGTTCTTTTTTCTTTGTTCGTCGCTCTTGATCCGACGATTAAACCAATTGGGCCAAACAACAACCCTCCAGCGATTCCTTTAGCTGCACTACTATGGACTATATTTGCAATTTCCGTATCCGTTTTTACTTCTACAGCCCTTATCTGAGAGTTGTTAATGTTAAAGTCAGTGCCACCCCCATCTATCACCAGTTTATCTTGTGTTACAGATAGGTTGCACAATGTCCCCTCACCTAAAGGCAATCCTTCAACATGGTCCAATGCACTTGTTACTAAAAACTCATTTTTATCATCGTTTGAGTCTGAATTGTTATGCGGTTTAACTCTAAGGAAATAACCTAAAGCAAAGAAAATTAAAGTAAATACTACGCCAATTGTCCCTCCATTTACATCAGGCTTAACAAACAAAAATATAGTGAATGTCAAGAAGAATATAGAGGCCATGAAACAAAGCACTGCTAAAACATTACGTAAGCCTTTCATATAAATTCCACTCCCAGAGGTAATATTTACTAACAATATACCAAACAGGGAATGAACGGTCTATTACTTTTTGCGTCCTTTAGAACTGGTCTTAGACGCTTGTTTCTTTTCCTTATCCACCCGGAGAGAAATCATCGCATATATAGCGGCTCGTTCCCTCTGTCCCATCGCCATAAGGTCATGCGGTAAAATGTGAAGCTCATGGAGGGCGTAGTAAGCTAAGTTAGCCTCACCGTCACCCTCCTCTATTAGTTTTTTACTTCTTCTATCTGCTCATTGATATCTTGATCAAAACCATTTAGTGTCTGTACCCGTTCGCTGAGGGCTGAGAATTCGCCAGGAAGTAGCATTTTGCGTAACAGAACTTCTGAACCAAGTACTCCATAGGATTTTTGAATTTCTGCATTTTTGAGATCCGGATAAGATACAGAAGCCACCACCATTTTTGCCATGTATTCATTAGCATCCATTTCAGATGTAAATTGTCCGTATTTACCTTTGGTTCGCTTCGTGGCAGCCTTACGAAGTTCTTTATTTTCTTCTTCAGTGATACTACGTAGCTTCCAAGGAATCGCCTTTCCATCTTTATCTTTAAATCTAGGAGAGACCACGAAATCCTCTGTAGTCTCCACCGCTGCGTTTTGTGCGTAGAATGCTGAAAAATCACTCATATTATTAATTCCTCCTGAATTTTATTTTAATTGGCTGGTGGGTTAAATGCTTGACCCATATCAATATCCTCAAAGGTAAAATCGATATCCTCTTCTAGTGCATCAGATTCTGTATCCAGCGATACCATAACTACACTATCAAGGTTCACACCTAGTAGAGTAATTGTTTGAGACCCAATGGTAGATCCCGGATCTTCATTAGTTACCGTAATATCAAAGTTGGTATCTCTACCCGTTTTGATATAATCGATCATCAACTGACGGAACCGACTAGTCATATAGTAGATCGTCATACTACCGGTACCGGACCATCCAGTAGTTTTATGTTGCGTGCCGCGGCGGCCCAACGTCTTCACCTCAGCCTTTTCTTTTTCAACAGAGGCTTCAAGAGTCTTGATGTAGAACATTTCCTCCACCTGACCGTTGATTGTGGCGTAGGCTCGTCCCTCTTGTCCACTGATTGTTTCGCTAGCCTTTAAGAAACCCATTTTATCTCACCTGCACTTTCATATATACTTTTTCGATACTGTCTACTGGCTGGATATTAACTTCGACATATATAGCATCTGAATCATTGCCAGGAGATACAGTGATATCCGTCTGAGCATCAAAATTTTGAATGGCATCAATCCCCTGCAAGCTATCCAAATAGATAACTGCCTCTTTACGAAACAGAGCTCGACCATCAACATTATTTGATACCTTACCGATGTAAAATGATTCAAAGATACGCTTCAGATCATTCGCAATACCATCCAACACACGGAGCACACGGTTTTTTTGAAGTTGTTTTCCCTTCTTTGGAGTGTAAGAGAGGAAAGTATTAATATCCTGTTCTATCACAGCCCGATTAACGGAAGGGGTAAAGACAAATTCTCCGGCTTTCAGAGCTGCTTCAATTTGTGTACTTGTATACCTTGGTGCCACATCTACAGCATCGTCGTATGCCGAATAAGTAAGAGACTCATTCATCTCAGCTGCTGCCGAAGCACCTGCTACCCAAGCAGTAGCCTGGGCTGCTGTAAGTATGGTCCCGTCTGAAAGTACCACGCCATTCTTGACGCTGATTACACCTTCGAAATCGGCTACAGGGTAGTTCTCAAGTGCTGCCTGTACCTTTTTACCTTCTGACTCTCTCAAGCGCCGTACAAAGGCAGCATATACCGCTTTGAGTGCATTGTCCGTGGATGTCAGTGCCACTGTCTGGAAATCGTACAGCTCTAGTGCAGCTAGATATGCAGTATGATCTGCATTAGTCACAGTGCCGTTTGCTCCACCAATCAAAGGAGCTCCTGCATTTGCTGTTAGTGTGCCGGTCCCGCTCCATACAATCCAGTCATTCGGGATGAGCCCCGCAATATTAGCGACTACCTGTGTGTCCACTACTGCGTTATCCAGCAGTGTTTTTACATCAAACTTGCTACTATCATCAATGTTGGTTTGTACGATAACCTTCAGCGCATTACCTCGAATGCCACCACATCTTGCTGTAGCTACCAAGGTCCCAACTGTGACCGTTGACTTTGTTCCGTCATTGAGTTTGTACAGCAACACTGTCCGAGCTCTTTTAAGCGCCTCACGCACCAACAACAGCTCTGGGGCTGTAATGTCATAGCCAAGCGTTTTGAATGTATCCTCACCAGCTATAATCGGTGTGATAACCTTAGCCGCTCCCCATGGGAGTGTTAGCGCTAGAGAGGTTATTCCCCTACTACCAACCGTACCCAATGCCCCACCAGACGTTTCCACGTTAATATATACACCGGGTCTTACTTTATTTTGAGTGGTCCATGTTCCACCGGCCATAATCTACTCAGCCTCCTTATTCTTAAAATCATCGATCACATGTTTTGCCTCAGAAGCTGTATACAATTTCTCCGGCTCCAGCAGCGCCGATAGGACGTCTTTGTCTTGATATGAATACTTAGCAGAGGCTAAGAACTGCTCTTTAGTAAATGACCCCTCAATCGGTGTCTCAGCTGCCTTAATGCTTTTCTCACTCACTTAATACCGCCTCCTTGCTTCATAGTCTGCATTTTAATATCCGGTGCTTTATCCCGGATCAGGTGAACATTGTACTCAACAAAGAAATGTAGAACTCCATCTACTATTTCATGCCTCATACCTGTTCCCCGGTAGAGCCCATCATGCCCAGTTACATATTCCAACTCGGAATACAATTGTTCAGATATTAGCTCGCATTCTTCTCGAGGAGCCGCTGATTCCTGTTGCGGGAAGTAATGAACGTCAAAGGGATTGAAACGCTGATAGCGCCGGTTAACCCCTCGGACCTGACTACTTTCCAATAACAGCACAAAAAAGCACGGCTGCTGCATGCCCTGCTCCACTGCTTCATCATAAACCGGATACCCCGGAGTAAATAACGATAGCTTTTTTATGAGTGCGTTTTTTATATCCTGCATACTCACCGCCCCATATGCTTATTAAGGAATTTCTGAAACTTTCGTTCTATGATAGCTGGCATTTCCCTCTCCAACTCCTGCTCCGATAGCGTTAACATAAACCTACCGTTAACCCAACCAGTACGGAGTCGAGTGACATGCCCGAATTCCACATATAGCGCATACTCCACGTTATTTGTGATCTCAACATGCACCCCACCGCCTGGTAACTTTACCACCTGACCGATCTGCCATCCCCGCCGCAAGTCTCCAGTCAGCACAGGAGTACGTGCTATAGCCTTTGCCAACAACCGTCCAGCCAATTCCCGAATGCATTCCTCCATGAAGGCTGGGAACTCTTTCTGCATCTGAACCATGCTTTTGTGAAGCTTCTTCACGTCAGAAAAATCGAACTTCCCCATACTCATACGTTCAGGACCTCTTTTAGCTTAATCTCCTGATGAGTAGCATACCTGAATGCCTTACCCGCCTGTTCTCCTTTGAACTCCATGCCGTTCTGCTGAACCGTGATTCGGCTCCCTGGCTTGATAGTTATATCAGGGGAGATAAATAACTTGGCATCATAATTGATCTGATCGGCTGTCACTGTTTGCGTGGCAGCAGGTAAGGATGACTGAGAGAGTCCACACGGTTCATTAGCCAAGACAATGATAGTTTGCTGACGTGTTTTACCGGTTACTGGATCTTTTACATCCTTCATTTCCGAAACAGTACATAAACCTTCATAGGTGCTCTCCAGCGCTGCACGTTCCGCAGCTACCATTCCAAATTGCATAGTTACCACCTCAATCTGCGGAACGCTTGCAACTGAGCCGCATAATTCCGCACGAAAGCTGCTCCAGATCCGACCGTAACCGTAGCCTTAGCGGATCCGAACGCTGTTGTAACATCCCCACGTTTGATACTAGTAACTGCTGGTGCTGTTTGTTCGAATTCTGTCGGGTACTTCGTCCGGTAGTAATCCTCAGCTATATGCAGAACCACGTTATCTAACGCTTCAGGAATAGAAGAAATGTTGCAATAGGTCTTGATCTCTTGAACGATCGTCTCCAAACTAAACAAAAGCCGTCCATCCTTAGAGTTATCTTCTACAGGGATAGACAGCAATGTTTTGAGCTTCGGTAAATACTTTAGGTGTTCCTCCACTGGTAGTAGCGACATGGATTATTCCTCCTTGTCTTTGGCTGCTTTCTGTCCCTTGGTAGGTTTGCCGTCTTCTTCATCCTGTTCAGGAACATCCTCTCGGCTGATTACTCCGTCTTTAATGAGTGATTCTACTTCGCTAGGAAGGATCGATATCTTTTCACCAGCTTTATAGAATTTCCGGTTATACTTCGCTCCAGTTATTAGAGCTATCTCAATTCTCTTTTCTTCAGACACTCTTATCACCCTTTCAGAATAAATAGGAGAGGCGCTAGCCCCCCTTTTTTTTAGTTCACCTTTGCAATAAAGATGTTATCAATAGATTCAAACGATGGCAGCGTGATTTCGGAAACTATAGTTTGTACGTTAACTGGGTGCGGCTCTTTGATTGTAGTAATAGCGACACCAGTTTCAACGATACTCACTTGTGCCGATGTGGCACCGCTCATAAGATCAGCTTCCTCTGGAGTTGTACCGAAGTAAGTATTGCCTAGGGTTCCATCAGGAATAAACGTAATGTAGTCATCAGGGTAATACAAATGCGTGCTTCCGTCCTGCAGCTCATATTTTTTGTTATAAACCGAAATAGAAATCCCCAACTTATTCAATAGGTACTGCCTCATGAGCGCATCAGTCATGATGATGTTCTGACCACCAAGTGGATTCATGTCCAGACGAATTGCTTGATTCTTCATGATGTATCCCCATGTCTTACGAGTGCAGATTGCTTTCGTTAGTTGAACGCCGCGGTCATCGTCCATTGTTTGTTGATATTCTTGGATATCACCAACAATATCCGCAGTTGGATCAGACCATTTATCAGCTCCGGTCAGGGTAACCTTGTGGTTAACTGGCATTTGGTAATCATAATCATAATTTTGGCGATTGGCGGTAATCAGAATCTTACCGGTTGACAGGAGCTGCATACGCATACGCTCCGGGTTGACCAATGCGCCTTTGACAAGCTCAGTTGCATCATCGTAAATTTCATTAATAAGAGGCATATAATATTGCTCATTCGTAGAAGCCATCAATTCAAGAATTTGCTGACGTTCTTCTTCGCCGACGCTCATTGATTCACGGAAAAATGGCATTTTCGTTTTAACGTCCTTGAATCCGATGCGATCCCGCAAAGTTGCCTTAGCATCAAAAGCGGACGGCATAAGGGCAACTGGCAGCCCTTTAGAACCTTTAATCCATTTTAAGGTAAGTCCTTTTTGCTTTTTAGATGGAAACAGTGTTTCTCCAAGGTAAGGAATGGCTTCAGATGTGACGGTGTTATAATACGTGCCAATGCTCTCAGCATTTACAAGATCAAATATAGTAGGCATGTTATTTCCCCTTTCTTATTTCAAAAATGTGATCTGCTTCAAAGCCGTAATTTCTTCGGCGGTAGGAGCAGTTGGTATTTTAGATAGATCAACAAAACCATGAATCATCATTGCACCCGGTGCTGGTCCGCTTGTTACATCAACATCATTGAACAAAACACCTTCCGCATTAGAAACCCCAGTTGTTGTTACAGCCTTTTTTGCGAGTTTTGTCAGATCGGTAAGAATCCCGTTTCCGAGAATTGTTCCAGCTGGAACGATCTTCTTACCTTCTCCATTAGCTGTGATCCCTGTGTTATCTACAGTCACGGCCAAATTAACATAATGGTCCGGAAATTTATGAATCTGCTTTCTATTTCCGTATGTCGTTGTAGTAAATTCACTCATTACTTATCACTCCTTAATTGAAATATGATTCCCTTGCCTTATCCAAATCCTTACCACCAGTGTTCCTTTGATCAGCTAGGCGCTTTCCGAAGTTTTCCGGTTGCTGTCCGCCGCTTCCGTTAGGCTTGCTAGTGTCTGCTGGTGTAGTCCCTCTGAATGCAGGAGGTTTGTTTTCCTGTTTTTCTGCAAACAAAAAGCCCTTGCTCTCTCGCAGGGACTTAAGTTGATCGTCTAGCCCACCTTTTACAACGCCATTGTCATCAAGCTCTATCTTGGTTTTATCCAAGAGCCCGGCTACAATATCAGGATCATGCGTTTGACCAGACAATACCAGCTTAACAGCGGAACTCAGCTTCAACTCTTTCATGTCAGCTTCGTATTTCTCTGTAGCGGTCTTATTATCATCCTGTAGCTTTGTGATCTGTTCTTTAAGTGCCCCTACATCGCCCGATGACTTTTTCAAATCATCTAGCTGTTTGTCGTGGTCTTTCAGATTATCTTCAGCAGCCTTTTTAGCTTCATTGACCTCTTTGAAACGATGTTCCGGCACCCAGCCTTTATAGTTGCTCTCAACACCTCCCGTAATTGCTGTAATTTGTGTTTCTGATAACCCCTGCGCCTTCAGCAAATCTTTTAACCAATCCATCTATCATCAACCTCACTTTTTGTCCCGGTTGTGTCCGGTCATAGTAAAAGGGCTCCGGTAGTCTCAACCAAAGCCCAATATAAAAAGCACCCTCGCATATTGGAGAGTGCTTCATATACCATATTTCTGTTTAATTAGTACCCATTTCATAGCTTCTTCACGATTTAACCGCCGCTCTTCTGTTACATTAACATCCAGGACACCTACTAGCTGTTTTGGCAGCTTATCACGCTTCTGAAGGTATTCATACCTAACGGCGCTAATCTCGTCCACTAAAGCGTCAAATCGTTCGCCCAGCTTATCACGTTGCGGGGCAAACTGTTCGGCAATCGCCGCTCTATTCTCTTCCTCAGTTCGCAAGATTATCACTCCTTTGTATATTGTAGCGCTTCTAGTAGCAACACTAGCTGTTCCATGGTTAGATGCTTTTCGTCATAACCTGTAAGTGCCTGCTCAATAGTAAGCAATGCTAGATACGAATCTTCTGCCTTGTCCAGCAAACGGTTAATCTCATCTGTACTCAGGTTTATTGGGGCTGACTTCTTCAGAATGTACGTACTGCTGGAATCAACAGCTCGTAATTCCTTAATACCCTTTTGTATGAATGCTAGGACATCGTCACGGCTAAATGATCCACCTGCTTCACCGTCTATCGTAGGGTGATTATGGGTAACAATGCTCTTTTTAAGTACATCAGGTGGTGTAATCTTGTTGATATCAACGGATGCTTTATCACCCTTAACATGGATAACCTCACCTTCTTTAGTGAGTGCAATAGCATGTTCTTCTGGTGCGTTCCTAATAGCTTTCTCAGCATCCTTTACATAGTTGCGGACCATATCAGGTTTAGAGAGATCAATATTACCTAGTTTACGCGGAATGTCCGGCTGCAGCTTTGGTAGATCCATCTTACTGAGATTAATCAGCGGTGGCGCGGTCTTTCCGGTTTCATCATACCATTTCTCCGGTTCCGGGGTATAGATACTTTTCTCAGGTATTGGAATATCCTTTGTTGGTCCACCCGGAATCTCGATAGTAGGTAAGGGAGTCTCAGGGGCTTGCTTAGTCGGAGTTTCAACAGAAACAGACTCTGTAGCTTCAGGAGCATATTTCTTTTCCCATTCTGGATATGTTATGTCCTCTGGAACTTCGTATGTCTTACCGTCTTCGTCACGGGCTACCCTCTCTTTGATGTTGTCATCATAGTGAGGAATAGTAGTTGATCGACAGAAAGCGTGCATAGGTGGATAATTGACGTTAACTTGAGCATCTTCAACATCAAATACTTTACCATCTAGATCTCTGCAAGTAATGGAAGTAAGGCTATCTAGTGTGGCGGTGTAACGGTATTGCTCTACCCCAAGTTCTTTGTAGCCAGCTATACGAGACTGACCAGCGAAGTATGCTGATTCCGTCAGTATTAACCGCTCTGCATTCTTCCGTGACACATCGAAGCGTTTCATAAGCTGCTCTATCATTTGCTTAGAGGTTTCACCACTAATAAGCCCCTGACTAAAGATGTTACGAAGCGTTCCGGTCAGCCTGACGCGATCAGTCCATATACGTTGCGAGAAGTTGCTACCGTCTGCCGCCCATGGAGCAGATAGAATAGCTTCGAGCTGCCGCTTATCTATCTTAGAGAATGACGCTCCTATACCAATACCCTTTTCCAGTTCAAAGATGCTCTTATAGTATCCATCCTTATAAACGTTGCTTAGTAACTCTGTTGTGCCTGCCAGACGCTTAGCCGATAATTCCTCGACATGTTGCTTCATCTGCAATTGAATGGATTCTAAGCGGGTAACACGTACTCTAATGCTGGCATTCTCTAGTTCCTTCATCCATCGCTGATCTATAGCATTCTCTTTACCCCGAGCAATGTAATCCTCTACGGACCACTTGAATTCTTTCAGCTCTCCTGCCTTAAGAACTTGCTTAGCAGCGGATAAGCTAACGATCCCGTTATTATCTGCAAACCGCTGATAGAAATTGTTAACGTCTGTCTGGATGGATATCTGAGCCTTGCGGTATTCCTTATTCATTGCCTTTGTGAATGGCACTCCCTTGTTAAGCAGAGATTCATTCAACTGCTCCATTCGCTTTGACCAGTAAGCTTCTGATCTCATTTCTCATCATCTTCTTCCGGCTTAGCATTGCCTTTAAAATCTCCCTGAAGTCCGTAATCCTCCATATCTTTCAGCGCTGCCTTTTCTTCATCAGCCTTGCGCTTAATTTCCTCCTTGGTATTTGTCACCCATGGATGGTTAACAAGTATGGTTTCACCGGAGACTATACCAACGCTGTTTTTAGCGTCAGTAATAACCTGGGACTCATTAATGACGATATCCCGATTAAACAGGAAATTTACAGTTTCCTCAGAAAAATCAATACTAGTGGTATTCGCAAGATGAGTATTAACGAACCACAGCAACTGTTCAAGCGCTGCCTGGAATTCATTCTCGATATCATTGGCATCCATATCCAAATCAGCATATAGAAACTTCAGAGCTTCACCACTTGGAGCAGTAGCAAATGAATCCGCTTGTGTATCTACACCGCGACCAAACTCATATATATCAGCCCGGGTCATTTCTGTGTGGAGTTTATAGGCTTCAGTATTGATGTTGATATCCATTGTTTCAACATCTGATCCATCTTCAGCTGTAACCTTAACTGCACGGTAAACCATTAAATTACGGCGAAACTCTCCAAGATTAGTACCATCGTAGCCCTTAAGCTTGAAAATACTATTTGGAATGTCCTCTAGGTTGTTACTGTTATCTGATTTATTACGATCATAATCATCTACTAATGATTTTAAGAGACTAATTAGCGGCAGCTCGTCTTCGTTATACTTAAAGCAGATAAACGGGATTCGCTCCCAATTAAGCTGATGTTCTGTTTCAGCTCCATCTATTACCGCGAAGTGGCTGCTGACATCTTTTGATTCAACATCAGGTATTAGCCCACCTACTGCTGGAACAGCTAGGCTGCCGGTACCGACTACATAGCGGTTAACTCCATTGGAGTGCCAAAATTCAACTTTCTGGATGGTAGTCTTCTTTTTACCTGAGTAGGTATCTACCTCATACACCCGTATAATAGCCTGAAGCTCTGTATGAGCTGCATCTTTCCATAAAGGAATGATCTCTTCTGACGGGAGCTTCTTAAACCGGAATCGTCCTTCCTCATCATAGTAGACATGCAACCATGAGCGACCCTTCTTGATAGACTCTTTTAGCAAACTCTTTAGTAGTCGCCTAAAGCCTTTATCAAAGATGTCAGTCAACAATTCATCATAGACCTTATTCTCGGTTTGAATACTCATTTCCTTACTCAGCAGGTAGCCTGCTTTCTGGTCAACAAGTTTACGAATGAATCCATGAGCAATTTTATTATTAGCTAGATTAGTCGCTTCAATTAATTGACCGCTCTCACCAATTGTCATTCGCTTGCGCTCCAGAATATCACCTTTGTTACGGTAATACTTTTCACCAGTAATCATATCCTTACGTTCCTGAGAGCTCATCCAGTCATCGATTTCTTGCTTAATGATTTCCTCATTTGTCATTGCGGCAGCTGCGCCTGCTTCGATGATCCGAATAACTTCCTGTGTGGTACTCAAATAGGTTTCCTCCTCTCCTATTAATCAAATGAGAATGCATCAGGCTTACGAATTTGTTCCATAGCATAACGCAACGCATCCATAGCATGGTTAAAGTCATCAACAGGTTTTTTTGTGAACTTCCCAGCTTTATTCTGTTCCCATACATAGCTTGATAGCTCTATGCTGACATTCGGGCATTTGAATTTATGAACTATGATTTCATACTGCTGAATGGTCTGAATACCGACCTTAATACTATCCCCGCCCTTTTCAGCAGCTCTAATCCTACCGATCCCGAAGCCGCGGATTTCAGCAATGGACTTCGGCTCTGAGGAATCCGCAATGATACGCTCCTTAGAGTAGCCCTTTTCTTTCAGCATATCGGCAATATCATCATTAAGCATGCCATGCTCATAGTGTTCATCGAAGATATATAGCTTCTTCTCCTCTTTGTTAACCAGAGCGCATACAAGAGCGGTAGGGTCATTCGTATAACCAAAGTCGAGTCCAAACACTGCCCTGTAACCCTTTTGCTTGGCAATAGCTCGGTAATCAAACTCTTCTTCCCGCCAGTCTTCATATATAGCACCCTCAGCAATACCCCAATCTCCGTCACCCTCTACCCTATGACGCTTTGGTTTATGCTTCTTCATCCACTCAAATAGTTTGCGGTCCTCGTCTCCCAGGAACTCATTACAGCGGTATGTTGTAGTATCCACAAATGTATCTGGGTTCTCGGTATCGAAGAAGCGATGTTTTAACCAATGTTTTTCATTCCAAGGGTTAAAAGTAATCGTTAGCTGCTTATAATATCCTTCCGGCAGCAGACCACGAATAGACATATCCACCTTATCGAAATCATCTTCGTTAAGAATCTGATAGGCTTCTTCAAACCACGCCCAACACAAATAGCCGGTGTCCACCGTAATAGAGGTGATTGACATCGGATCATCTAGGCCTCGGAACAATATCTTTTGTCCTGTTGGCTTATATATAGCTTCCAGCGGGGATTTCTTGAAATGCCACTTGTTACCTACACCCAACCTATTAGCCGCCCATTTGAGTTGCGCCCACGTCGAGTCTTTATGTGAGTTGAATGTCTTACGAAGCACCAAGGTATTAGCAAGTGGATACTCCATCATCTTTGCGATGATCGATAGAGCAGCTGTCACACTCTTTTTGGAGCCCCGTCCTCCCTTTACAACCCGATAGCGTCCTTTAAAATGCCAGAACTTTGCGTATCCCTTACCAACGGTCTCCTGTAAGCTGATAACCTTACTCATGGAGATCATCCTTTATGAATACGACCTCAGATTCGACTTCTTTACTGATGGCTGCAACCTCAAGCTGCATCTTCTGGACTCGGAGTTTAGTCTCTTCATCCATGTAGCCTAGATATTTCTCCAGTTCTTTCAGGGCCTTCAATTTATCGTAGAACTTAATACTGACTCCATCGCGCCCCTGCTTAACCTCGCTTATTAGCGTTCCGTCAACTTCATAACTGTTTTTAAAATGTACGAAATCAACGGTACGGGTCAACTGGACACCTTCTTGATCTAGCACCGGACCATATTCATTCAGCACGGGTTCCTCAGTCTGTCCAAATTCAACATAATCTGAGGTATCAGCAAAGGCGATCTTAAGATATTCCGCAATTACACGCTGAACACTTAAACCAAGTTCAGAGGTAACAGCCTCTTTATGCTCTGCAATTTTGGCCTGTACCTTAGGTTTTCTAAGGTTCTCCCATCCAATTACATAAGCAGTCTTCTTACTGTAGCCTGCTGCCATTGCTGCACGAGTTGCATTGAAGTCTCTGAGGTATTCAAGAATGAATATTTCTTCCTTCTCCGTGAGTTTTGCTGAGTCGCTTTTATCCGGGTCACCCCTAGCCGCTATCTTTTGGCTCTTGTTAACCTTTGGATTCTTTTGTTGTACAACACTCTTCTTTGGCTGTTGTACAACGTTATTTGATAATTGTTGTACAACACTCCATTTATCACGCTGCTTCCAGACGGCTACCTTCTTTTCGTCAATTTCCAGTTTCTCTGCTATTTGCCTATTTGTTATTTCCCCACCGTGTTCACGCCATATTTCTAGTGCGCGGTCCCGGTTTGGATCGCGTGCTCTTGGCATTACATTATCACCACCCCCATATAAAAATAAAAAAGCGCCATTAGGCGCCAATGTATCTAATTTTATAGTAGTATTTATTGTCCTTCTCAAAAATCATTTCTTTTTCTATCAACTGTGAAAGGTACATATTCAAGGCGAATATACCTCCCAATCTTTGATTGATCTCTGCATACGTCAACCCACCAAGAGTACCCTTCAATAGATCAAGAATTTTTAAAGAAATATCATAAAGTTCTGGCCTTCTTACTGTTATTCCCCCGAAAAGATCTGCAGTATTTGCATTGGACTTTTCAATTTTCTCTTCAATTTCAGTTAATTTATTTTGTAATGTATTAAATACCTTTACACTTTCCGATTCTGGATTCTTCTCTTCAACACTTACAGTTAACTCCTTTGCGTCTTTTATAAGATCATTAACTTCTTTAATTGTTTGCTTGTTATCATTTAACAAATCAATAAAATACTTCTCATCCTTATAATCACTTGGAGCGTACAATGCATCTCTTTTTTTATATAAAACAATAAAGAAAGCTGTGACCAATAGTATCGGAAACGTCATTGCAAACCATACGAAAATACGTTGTATTTCAAGCGGAAGTCCTAAGAGAACAGTAGTTCCTGTGACCTCAGCTATGCCAGCAAAAATAGCTATTATAGTAAGGGGATTTTGTACTTTGCCTTTGTCCATTAAAATACCAACCTCTCTCATACGTTCTAAAGACTCTTATAAGTATCTGACAACATATGACAGGGGTCAAGACGAAATTAGACTACAGAGGCTGAATTTTTAAGTTATGTCGGTTCTGCTCTAGGGTCAGGCTGTAATCCGTCAGCTCGCTGTGGGGCTTGCTCCTCTTCGCCTTTCTCCGCCTTCATCCTTACATTCAGACGTTTTCTATTACAAAGCCTTAAATCTGCTCACAGAAGGCCATATATCGACATAAAAAAAGCACCCGTAGGTGCAGGAATGATTATCCAAAACTAAATCCTGGATCTGGATTTAATTTATCTTTCATGATTTCCATGTGATCGACTTTAACCCCATAGATTTCAGCTTCAATTTCCTCGTCAAACGGTGTGTGTATGATTAACTCTACTCTATACCAATCACCGTCATGGCTTAAAGTGAAATATTCATTTTCAACTGGAATCCTACTGAATGAATGGTAATCATTTTCAAACTCAATATCACCAGCATCATGTACGTGTACGAAAACTTTAGGCATTAATACATCACCTTCCTTATTTAGCCTCTACCCATCGGGCTCCTTCATCGTCAATATTAAAGAAGGCAAACAATTGTCTTATAGCTTTGTCAACTGCTGATTCAATAGTCGTTGCAGAAGAATCAGAAGAAAGATAAGGACCTGCTTGCTGAGTTCCTTGGTACATATGACTAGTAGTGTAGTGGTACCTACCATCATTGCCTTCATGGATTTTAATAGTAATTTTCTGCGGTCCAATATGGTGATGATCAACCCAAATCTCCCATTCTTTAACTAACTCATAGGTATTCAAAATATACTCATGAGATTGAATTTTATTAATGTAATCCGACACAATAGCACCTCCCTTCGACATCATATTTCGACGCAAAGGAAGTATTTTCCTGCTACTATTTACCCATCTACCTTACTTCGCCGTCACCTCTGCAGCTTTTGGGGTTTAGATTATGGGAAAATTAAAAAGCCGCCTATTGGCGACTCACTTTTTTCTATTGCTTGTTTTCTTCAAGATAGTTAAGTCCAGGAAGTGTAATTTTAACCCCATTAGTAAAGCACAGTACATTCTGTCCGCCTCTGCCCGAACGCGTTACCGATGCATTTTTTACGAAATTCTCGTCAATCGCAATCTCCACTACATCTTCAAAAAGAGATTTCTCAACATTTTCATAATCGGCATATTTGGGTTCCTTACCATCCTTTACATCCTGTAAGAATTTTTTTAGTAGTTCTTTATGTTCCATATTGTCCTCCGTCTTATTTAATTGTAAAGATTTATATATTTAATCTTCACTTGTACATTCTAATCCAAAGATTGGAAGAACGTAAAGACGAGGAAAATTTTAATTTTTTGTCGAGCTCAATTAACCGTGAGCTCATCGGCTGGCGTGGGTTTTTACACGCCATTCATTATAAGAGTCGAACCGTTAATAGGTTCCTCCTATATATATATAGGTGGCAGGCGTACGGCAAGATTAGACACATTGGAGGAATAGACTCATTCCCTTGTTAATCTCTACTTTGGTTGTAGCCCGATCCAGATAAGATTGCACCGTGCTTTTTTTAGTATCCAGTTCTAGAGAAATCTGTTTAAGGGACATTCCACAACCGTGGTGTAGAACGAAGCATTGCCTTTCTCTCTCAGATAAATTGTGCATGGCATCCTCAATAGCATATTGTTCATGAGGTTGCAAACATCGTCCTTCCTCTTCCTCCTGTTGAAACTCTACTTCATAGGCTGTGAGATATTCCATCCATGCAGGATCCCATACACTTGTTCGTTGAGCTCCAGATCTTCTGTCAATCGTTCTCCGCCATCCTGGACGATATCCTGTTTCCATCCATTCAATTGAATAATCTAGATCACTTATAATTGCAGACATCATATTTTTATCTAATTTGATCGGTTCCATCTGCTTACGTAAGAGTTCACGCTCATTCCTATCTTTGGAGTCTTCTATTTTCTTCTTCAGTGGCTCAAGTTCTTTTTCCAGTGAAGCAAGCTTTTTATTTAACTTCCCTTTAGTGTCTTTATAACTCGCAATCAACGCCCGATCATTCATCATTAACCCTCAACTCCTTTGTGATATAATCGACTTGAGGATAAAAGCTGCTATTGCCCTGATGCGTCAGGGCTTTTTTCTGTATAAATACCTTCCACCAACATAGAAAACATCTTCATATTTGTACTGATAGGATATGTGTTATACGGATCTTTGAATCTAACCCAACTCGGACCCCACGCCAGTACATTTACAGGCTCTCCAGGGCTTGCAGTAAAAATAAATTGTCTATGCCCGTCCGACAATGCTTTTTGAGTGTCCTTGTACCTCATTCTACTGACCTCGCTTTTATAGTGTCTTGTTCCTCTCTTTATGGGGAGCAGATTATGTAAACCTTATTCGGCCCCCGTTATCACTGGGATTATTCGGTCTGATTCGTTGCCCTTCGGCCTAATCCTTCATGTGGTCCTTGATCCGGGCTTTTGGCAGCCGCATTACAGCGAATGCTCCAAAGTCCGTGAGAGCTCCCTCGCCTTCTATCGCATCCTCAGGGATCCATATCTCACATTTGATGCGGTAATACCCCTTGTGCTTTCCTGACTTACTAGGTGCATGCGTTGACATGCTGCCTACGAATGGTGCCAATACCATCGTGCTATCTTCGTTAACCTTCTTAATCTCATCCATTGCCGTGCATACTGTTTCCTTGGTGACACCAAAGATTACCGCTTTGCTCATATCCGCTTCTCCCCCTTATACCTCTGAATCTTCCAATGGCGAACACGTATATTCCACGGATATGAATACGTTCATTTCCTTCTCACACTTAGGGCATTCGACCGTTCTACAATCCATATCAGCGTTGCAGGCTCTGCACCCTCCAAACTTATGACCGCAATATACACATTGGCATTGGTCTACCTGAACTGTTTCTTCGAACATTATTTCCATCGTGTATCGTCTCCTTTGATTGGGGTCTCAGCACCCTTATAAGTTCATCCAGCCCTGCGGCCGCCATTCGTCTATACTTGGACATTCAAGTTTTCCATTTGCTCTATTGCTTCTCCTAAGTTCTCCAGCTTTTCAAAGTTATCTTTCGCTTCGTCTATTTGCTTATCTCTAACTTGGTCGGCAATCAACAAGCGCAAACTATCATATCTATCCTTGAGCTTATCCAAGGTCTCTATCACGTCTTTTAATTTCACTAAGTTCATGAGCTGCCCTCCTTGGGTGCTGGGGTATCTGGGTAAAGGGTGGACATTGTTTCTGTCAAAAATCCAATCGTAGTATTGAATACGCCTTTATCATCAATCCACAAAGGTTTTTTAGATATCGCGATCTGTACTGCCTCTTTCAACTGTTGTTCCCGTTCCTCTACTGCGTCTGCACGGGCTCTGTGCTTCTCTAAAGCTGAACACGCTGCTTCATATGCTTCTGGTGTCGGGTACTTACGAAGTGCTTCTCTTCGCCATTTCTGCGCCTCTAATTTCCATTCCGCAGGCCGTAGATTCTCAATCCCATATTGCCAGCCACTCAAGCCTTCGAGTTGGTAACGATTATGCTCGTACTGAATATCTGTTAGCTCCGTAACCAAACCACTTGGCATGATAACCGGATCTCCACGTTTAAGCTCCCTTTGTGTCATTGGGCTTCCTCCCGCACCTTAGTTCCCGAAAACAACCGTTCCTTACAAAGCTTCTGCCACGGTATGAAGTACACTTCAAAAGCCCCTTTTCCCGGGTTGCAAAATGTATAACCGCTCTCCATTTCAAGGTGTGAGTAATCTTCTGGCATGCGTGGATAGTATCGGCAGTATGCACCGTCTTGAACGTCTTCCACTGCTATTTCAAAATCAATATCATCAAACTTCCAATCGAATTCACCTTTGCATTTTTCCAAGAAGTCAGCAGCATCCTTGAATGCGCTTTTCTTGCCGACAATTTCCGTTGTGCTTGATCCGTCCGTGAATTCTATAATGTACATGGTTATCCTCCCTTAGTGGGAGAGGAGGGCTATTAACCCTCTCTGTCCCTGTATCTTCGTACTGTGCTTTATACAATCAAAGTTCCAGCGTTCCCCACGATAGTCCAGACACCATCTGGATAAACATCCAGCCAATCCCCTAGACCAATGATCTTATTTTCAACCGCCAGACCTCTTACACCCGCCTTATTCTTCGCTTGGACAACTAGCGCCATTTCTCCAGTCTCTTCGTCCTTCAACACATCATGCTCCTGTATAAGCTTTCCTGTTGTGTCGTGTCTTGGTTCAACTATTCTAGCCATTACCTATCACCATTCCTTTATAGTTTGTTTTACTCTTCCTTTGGGAGAGGAGGGATACTCCTACTCCCTTAATGATCTGGTTCGGCCCCCGCGTTGCTGGGTTTATGCTGTCGGACGATGGCCTTCGGCTCTTAGAACAACGTGAGCTGCATATTCTTCAACCGTTGCGTTCCGTCTGCAGCATGTCGTTTATCACGCTCAATTGCGATATAGTTCCTTCCAGTCCTTGATGCAGCTACAGCCGTTGTACAACTTCCAGCACAATTGTCTAGGACGGTTTCTCCTGGGTTTGTATAGGTCCGTATAAAGTATTCGCACAACTCCACAGGCTTCTGATTTGGATGGATTCGCTCAGGGTCATCGTTGTTAACTACTGGATAGTACAAGACGCTGCGCGGCAATCTCTCAGTCTTTCCAGCCTCGTTTGACCACGGTATGCCATCGCCATAAACAGATGATTTATGGTTGTTAGTCGCTGCATTCATTGGTTTATGTCCCTGACTCATTTGAGCGTTGTAGGTTGGAGGTCTTTTATAAAAGACCAGTATGTTTTCGTGAGCCTGCAGCGGCATCAGACTTTTGTTTAAGTGTCCTGTTGCCTTGTTCTTTTCCCATATCCATTCATATTTGAATAATTTCATATTGCTGGCTGCAAGTGCCTTATCAAATGGGGCTTTAGCAAATAAGACGATTGCTCCGTTATCCTTAATGATCCGTTCATATGCCATCCATAGCTGATCAAACGGCAGGATCGAATCCCAAGGGCTCTGCGTTGTGCCGTAAGGTAGGTCACAGAGGATCATGTCCACGCTGCCTGTCTTGATATTCGGGAATACGTCGAAGCAATCCGCGTTAATAATCTGATTCAGCATGCGTACCTCCTATTCTCGCGCCCCCTGTAGCGTGATATATGCCGCCTCTGCCCTCTCTCGGGGGCTGGCGGTGAGTAGAACAGACACTTCTTTTCTTGCAAGTGGAGCCATGATTTTTTCCCATTTCGCGATTTCTAGATTACGTACGTAACCAACACCATCTACCTCTATAGCCTTTGCCTGTACCTCTAGGCTGGCAGCAGGATCAGTTGAAGGATGCCAGTCTGTAACTTTGCGGCGAAACTCATTTGTTTTCCCATCAATCCACAAGAGCCTTATTCCATCCCATGCGTTTACCCATCCCAGTTGCTCAGCAAGAGCAAAGTCTAATTTTTCATCGATCATATCCTTTACCTGTGTCATGACTGCACCCCTTCCTCAACCAATTCACCCATGCTTCCACCACTCTCATACCAATCAATCACCTTTTGTTGTCGGGCTATGGTCTGCTGTGCCTCACCGTACTTGATTTGCAGCAGCTCGTATTCGTCTTCCATATCGTCTGTGATTCGCCCAAAAGATTCGATTGTTGTTTTAGCGACTTCAACCTTTTGTTGTGACTCTTCTAGAGCAGCCAGCAACTTCAAAAGTTCAATATTCGTTATGTTAGCTAAGCAATTTCCGTATATTGTTTCAGCTTCTTCTTGAGCATCACGTTTGATCTCTTCTATCCGTTCTGGTGTCGGTAAGGAAACTTTTCCTTATTCACTCATTTGCCCCATACCTCCTTATGGCATGCCTTGCAAACTTCCAATTCATTACCGTTGAACTTATTTTTCATGACCAGTTCTGAATGTTTTTCCTCACAGAGTTGGCAAAGTGTCCGACCACATTCGGGGCATTTCTTGAGTTCAGTCATATAACCTTTCCTCCGTGCCGTTGTGGACGTGTTGCGTTGTAAGCCATCTTCTCCTTAATTGCTTGCTCCAGATCGATTCCATAACGACCACAGGCGTCAAATACACGAATCACAATGTCTGCCAGCTCGGACGGTATGCCGCATGGTTTCCAAGTATCGTCTGCCATTTCTAAGCGAGTGAGCGTCATCCCGAAAGCGGACTTTTCTTCGTACCAAACCTCTGTAGGCTTCTTGCCATTTCTAAAGTCCTCCAGTGCCTCCGAAGCCTCTGAATGAATCAGGGCAATGATTTCACCAAAACTCCGTTCCTCAACCCACCAACCTTTGTCTACAGCATTACAGTGGGCTTCATTAACCAGCTCATTAATTGTTTTCACGCCTTCGCCGCCTCTCCTTCATCATCCAAAACTAAAACTGACGATTCTCTAAGATTCCATCCGCTGTCTTTGCCTTGGCTGATATAAAATACAGAGCTTTCCTCACTGTATGCAATAACGCCTTCTGCCCATTGTTCGTCCTTGGAAAATCTGCCTAATGATAGATTAGTGAATTTGACTCGCTGCCCTTCGAAAAGGTCTTTGCCTTTATCATCAGCACGACCGATATATTGACCGACTGTCTCTGGTCGTACTTGGTAAGCAAACGGGAGTCCTGCCTCGTTGGAAATGTAATACCCCTTTTTCAGATGCCGCACGTCCTCGGGCAGTATTGCTAGATTCCCAATGTGCCAGTTTCCTTCAAGGTCCATGCCCCGGAATTTGTGCTCTCTGCTCATACTGGTTATCTCCTCTCATGATATAAAGCACATAATCAAAAACTATCGAATGGTATTATTTGGGCTGAATAGGTGTTAACTTGAGTAATATAGAGGTGATTGATGTGTCCAAATTTTTATATTTCCTACTTATCTTTGCGATGATTATGGTGTGCGCCCGTATTTGGCGGTCAAGACGTAAGTGAATTGTTTGTTGGGTGCTGTTATACCCCCTTATTTACTAATATCTCAGCAGCAGTGTTAACCTCACTCAACCATCTTTCGTAGGCTTCTCTCCCGGCACCAAGATTTCGTACACATTGCGAACGCAATGGGCAACGATGGCAGTTGTCTTTGAGATTTTCCCGACAGATTTGCTTGACTGCTTCACTGAGATCTGTCATAGGCTAAACTCCATCTGCCCAACTGCCGGCTTATATCTTTCCAGCACCAACCCTCTACCGGAACCTACACACATCTCAGGTAAGTTTGCTCTTACCAAGGCTTTCGCAAACGGCGGTGGAACAGCATTACCACAACGGGCTACCTGTGCGCTCTTGGAATAACGCTTGCCATCGGCATCCACATTAATGATGTAATTGGATGGGAACCCTTGAGCTGCGAATAGCTCATGTGGCTCAAGCATTCTCATGCCGATATCTACGATCTGATATTCCACACCGTGAATCGTCACAAGCCCAAATCTATCTTTGGTAACTACCGTTTGCAGGGGATCTGATAGATCCTGTCCTACGCTAGAACCGTAATAAGCAATCAGAAAGGCTCTAACCTCTCCGATATGCAGCCCTCCGGCTGTCACTGTGTGGACTGGCTCATCTGTTGCGTGACCGATATTCGTTCCTCGTAACTTGACCATGTGGCTTGTAACTAAAGCACTCTTTCCGCCTCCGCCAGCTGTCACTGTTCCGATCGGATCATCTATAGCACTACCAACTGACTCTCCGAAATGACGTGCAACGTGAGCTGTAACGATGGCATTATGATCCACCGTTGTGACAGTGGAAAGTGGTTCGTCTACTGCGTTACCTGGTCCTTTATATCCGCCACCATAGTGCTTAATCAAGCAAGCTGCGGCAAGAGCGAATTTGTTACCTCCTGCAGTTACAGTTCCAACAGGTTTATCGAGGTCTAGGACTCGTTTCCCTTCTGGATCTCCGTAGCCCATCTGAATCAGTGTAGGACTAACAAGCAAGTGTTCTGCTTTGGTAGTAATTGTAGTTAATGGATCTTCCACTTCGTATTGCAGGCGGTCACCACCAAATCCAGTCTGACCAATACGAGCAATATAGGGAGTTACTAGACCCCAACCATTCTTTGAAGTGATAGTCTTAAATGGCTCTTCGATAGAATCGCAATAATGATGATTAGATCCACTATGGTTCACCCGCACTATAAACGGATTAGCATTATTGATTACGAACTTCTGAATACCCCGAGCGATTCGACGTAAAGTGTTATCAGCCAGTGGCTTTTTACGTTCAAATATGGATGGGCAAGGAAGCGACCAATCTATAATTTCAGCAGCAGTTCTCCATGGCGCACGCTTGCCGGCTAACACTTCCTGACTATCCGGGGCTCCGTGCGTGGGTTCCGGCCAGACTATCGGGCGTCCATCGCGGCGAGCAATTAGAAACAGTCGTTTACGAATTGTTGGCGCTCCGTAATCACATGCTCTCAGTTCACGCCATTCCACGTTATATCCTTGACGGCGTAGAGCGTTGACGAAGCAATTGAACGTCCGTCCCTTTTGATCAGGATCGGGATAACCGTCTTTCATCAGCGGTCCCCATGTTTTAAACTCTTCAACATTCTCCAACATGATCACCCGAGGACGTACCGTAGCTGCCCATCTTACTGCGATCCATGCAAGCCCTCGAATGGTCTTTTCTACAGGTTTTCCACCCTTGGCTTTACTGAAGTGCTTGCAGTCGGGTGATAGCCAAACCAATCCTACTGGACGACCTGCTGCAATTTCTCGGGGATCAACGTCCCACACAGATTCACAGTAATGTTCAGTTTCTGGATGATTCGCACGGTGCATGGCTATAGCTGCTGGATCGTGGTTAATCGCTATGTCCACTGAGCGTCCAGTTGCAAGCTCAATCCCTGTGGAAGCACCTCCGCCACCTGCGAAGTTATCAACGATGATTTCTTTCATACTCCCAACTCCCGCATTTCTGCATCCTCTGTAGCATCCAAAGTGATTGATGGCATGCCATCCCATAACTCTCGAATCTCATTAGCCTTAGCAATTACTGCTGCTTTCTGCTTTGGTGTTAATACGATATCCATAGCCTCTTGATAATGGTTTTCTGCCTTGGTATAAGCTCGGGTATGCAGTACATTCATGTACTTCCAAAACTTTTCGTTACTCAAAGATTTGATTCGCTGGAAGTGTCTGCGACGTTCAGTTTCTGTCATCAATACCACCCTTTCCACGTTGTTATATGAACTAACTAATCTTCAAATCGGTCATTAGGATGGTAAGATCCCTGTGCTGCATAGCCATTAAGAGCATCAGTAAACATCGCGGTGAAGATATTCAAATCCTTAGTTTCAAACGACTCCAGCAATCTAAGCTCCTTTGCTCGAAGCTCCCGACCGGCTGCCGTTGCGATTAGATCCGCTATAGGTTCAATCTGCTGCAATCGTTCTTCTTTTACCTTCTCTAGTTCCATCTGCTTATTTAGCTTGTGATTGTATTCGTCCCAATCTTGTTCATCAAACCAAAAGTAATCACCGTATTTATTCCAAAACACTGAAATCCAGTACTGCAAGAGCTCTTCATCCGTTTGGATAATGTCATGGCAGACCCCACAAAGGCGTAATCCATTTGTCTTAACTCCCCTGCCCTTTCTTCCTCGTGGCATTACATGATGTGTTGTTGTATCCGGGGCAGTTTTACAATGTGAACATTTACCGTCAGCCTCTGCAATCAATTCCTTAATTACTGCCGCTGGAAACTCACAGCGCTGTTTTGAACTTTTACCTGGCTTGTGATCTGCGAATATCTTTTGCTTCAAAGGAGATACCTCTTTCTTCTCCTTCTTCCGCTGCCCTAAGCTGCTTGTCTTCTTGGGTTTCTCTTGTTTCTGCGGTTTCCAGAAAGTTTTATGAGGGGTTTCTTGAACCATGCTACACCTCATCTCTCTTTGATTTTGTTTAGTAGGTTGTTCTATAGATAATTGCTCTGCCTCCCACTCACATTCAGTACAACGATATAAGTCCGGAGTTATTTCCCTCATATCTGATCCACACTGGAGACATACCAGAATCATGATCCTCAATCCGCTTCTGCAAGTTCGCCTGGCGTGAGCTGGCTTACTTCGATCTGTTGTTTATCCCGAGCGTACAATGGAGCATAGCTATAAGGTGGAATTGCATTTCGTACATGAAGATAAGCAATAGGCTGTTCGGTAGCTTCCACATGAGCTTTAAGTTGCGCACATCGATATTTTGGTAGGATTGCCCAACCTTTGAGACGTTCTGGACGCCATCCGGGACCGCCTGTGATATAAAGTGGCTTACCACATTCTGCAGCTTCGTTACGGGTCAGCCAGCCATTTCTATCAGGCATTCTTCTGAGTGTCCTCGAACCAAACTCTATCAACTGTAGCTAAATAATCTAGTGGCATGCTTCGTCCTGAACTAACTTCATAGGCATCTATCTCCATGTTATCTAGTGTCATGCTCTTACGGCCTCCACGAGCTGCCTCAGTCTTATAAGCTCTCAACGTAGTGAATGGTAATAAGTACGTCTTTCGTTGCTTTCTAAACTCCACCAGCACGAAGCATAGAGCTCCGAACTTATGACACTTCTCTAGATGCTCGTACTGATGATCCTCAACCTTTTTTAGGTCAAATCTATCAAGCTCTTGGATTGACTTAGCTTCGAAAAAAATAGCTCTTCCACGATAAATTCCATCATAGTCAACAGTTGATTTTGCCTCAAAGAATCCAGCGAGTACCTTTGTTCCTTTACTTCTTGTTACTTTTACTGGGGTTGATCGCTTATTGATCACGGCTAATTCTCTATGTTCATAGGATTCATTTGTGAAATTAATTAAGTTTTCAAAAGCTGCACCTCTATTTCCTTGAGCCATCTTTACCACCCTTTCTAGGAGTCCGCGGCGGATCAAGTACATAACGCATATCATCAATCATTAGTACGCTCGGGGCATCCTCATGCATTTTTGCAACTGTTACGATCTTTTTATATTTCTTACCAACCTCGTAATGTGTCATTTCGAATCTTTCCTCGCTCTTTTTGGGGATTCTAATTCACGTTTTTCAGCTATTTGGTCAATCATGTCCTCAATCTTTGCCCGTACAACTTTTTGACTAGTTGATAACCCAACACCTGCAGTTGATGCCTCTGAAATAATTTTAGCTACGATATGGTCAGCTGCTGCCAAATGTTCAAAAAGTCGATATTCCAAAGATTCAAAGATTCTATCGAATTCATTTAGCAAGTATTTCTCCCGGCGTTCAGCAGCAGTCATAGTCACCACACCTCTGAACGTCTACGATCGACGAGCACCATTATGAGTTTTTTTATTTTTTCTCTGGCTATAAGCTCCATGGTGGCGTGAATCCGTATGTCATAATCTAGAGAGTCATTGTTGATTATCTGCAGAAGCTCAGTGTCAGTCTTCCAGTTTAGAAATTTCAACGTCTTTTCTCCTCCTCAGCTCGTTTTCTTTTATCAAGAAGCTCAGCCATGGACTTCTCATGAAGTTCGATTTCTTCTTGTGTAGGAGGAGCAATGGGGTTCTTAGTAATTTCAATTTGTGGTTTCCCACTTTGCCCACCCCGCCCATTCCTATAACTATTACTAGAAGGATTGCTTCGTAGTTCTTTCTCCTTTGTCCATGGCTCGTCTATGCCTTCGGATTTCCATCGTTTTAGAATGGCACGAACATAACTAAGATTTCGCTTGCCAGCAATTATCGAAGTACGCATAGCCTCGCATAGCCATCTTTCGCCATAGTCATTTATAAAGTCATTAAGCTGATCAGATATCACAGAACTGATTGTGCCAAACCCTTCAGCTTCAAACATCCGGAACGGATTAACTGGCAGAGGCACCTCTATCTCTATTGGTTTTATTTCACTTTCTTTTTCTTTACTTTCCTCTCCTTTACTTTCCTTTACTTTACTTTGTGTACTTTCTGCTGACATTTTCCCTTGTTTGTCGGGATTAATGTAAACATTAACTGGTGTACTTTCAGCACTGACGATCACGATTGAGTGTGATACTTTCTTACTTTCTTCTAACGGATCAATGAGTAAATGACCTTCAAATAAAGTTACTTCTTTACGTCTTTTCGCTGCCTCAATATATCTTTTCTGGAACCCTCTTGATGTCAACACCTTGTAATTTTTGTATACATTTTCATTGAAGAATCCCCAGTTTATGCATTCATTTACGATCTCTTTTACAGTGTTAATGTCAGCATTAACCTTACTGGAAAGGGCATAGTGTTCACGCTCCTCCCAGGGATAAAAATATCCATTGCGATAAATATTCATCATAATTTTTACGATAACTCCGAGTCCCTGCATTCCATATTTAGCTATTGGGACAACTAATTTATCATCCTGATCAAAATCAATATCCAATGGGAAATAGTCTAGGCCTTCTTTTAATGGCCTTGCCATGATGTCAGACCCCTTTCCTTAGCTTCCATTCATCGCACCAATCAGACACTTATAATCGCAGCACAACCCCTTATGACCGTATTTAACAACTGCTTGTCCGATTGGTATCTTTTTCCGACACTTAGGGTTAATACAATTTCCAAGTGATCTTTGTTTGTGCAGAGTTTTAGGATTAAGAAGCTTAAGTTTAGGCTGGTAGGTTTTATTAAGAGATTTCATTTTTTGTTGCAACTCAAAAATTTCTTTTTCTATTTTATTTTTTCGTTTCTGAGTAAGCTTCGAACCTTTTTTATGTTCGGCGTATAGTGTTCTCAACCGTCTCCTAATAGCCGTTGCTTCTAAAACCTTCATGGCAGATTCGTCTTTCATTAATCCCCACCTCCTAATGTGTTCATATCAACCCGTACTCTTAATCTGAGTTCATAAATGTACTCACGGAGAGAAGAAAACTCATTCTTCCACATCATCTTTTCTTCAAGAGCTGTAGCCTCAACCATTCGCAAGTCCTCAATAGCAAGATCGCCGGCTATCTCTTTCTCTCCCCGCTTTGCTTCCTTTCTAGCTTTGGCATAAGCTATTTTACGGGCTGCATAGATACGAGCATGCTCACCGTCTCTAACAGCCGATACTCGTCCAATAAGCATGTGAGCAGCTGTAAGCAGCCGTATTTTTTCCATGATTGCTCCAGGAGCATTGTCATCGTATGCGTCAGCCTGAGCACGCAATTTTCTGATGTCCTTGATATACTGCTTAATATCAATGTCCATCTGATTTCACTCGATCTCTTATTAATTTGTTACCGAAGCAATGATAATTACAGATATGACCGCCATGGGCTGTTAGATGTACCTGCCCTTCAGGAATAACTGTCTCGCAGGCTAGACAGTTAAAATTACCGTTGGTCCAGCCTGAAGTTACTTTCTCACGGGTTATCTGACGCTCTAAAAAGTCTCTTCTCCTTTGTTCTGGAGTTCTCATCCATTCCGGATAATTCATCGTTTTTAAAGCAAGGTCTAGCGACTCTTCACGCATGTCCTTTACATATTTAGAGTGATCTATTGCAGCACGTTCTTGAGCCGTGAAATCCATCCCATCAAGGATGGGATCGGCATAGGGTTGGCGCTTATGCATAGATAAAACTGCATTAAATAAACTTGTAGATTGGATTGTAACCTCATATTTTCGTCCAGTTACATCTACCATTGGTAAATTCCAATCTTTAGCTTGCATTGCTTTTTCCTCCAACATTTGATAAACTGACCGTAATTATATTTGTTATGTTCGTGTTCAGCCTACCGGCTCCTAACCCGGTGGGCTGATTTTCATTTGATCGGTTATTTCTAAACTCATTTAATGCAATTTCATCCCAGACTTTCAGTAGCTGATCCTGACATCCGCGCCGAATTCTAGCAGCAAATAAATAGATACTGAAATCAATCTCGCCACCTCGTAACAACGCATCATCTTCAATTGTCTTCCAAAATGCAACCTCTTCGCGAAGATCTGCAACAATTGTATGCTTGTCCATAAGATCCCTCCTATTCTTGATGAGTTCAAAACAACATTTGACCATTTGCTTGTTCAATCTGTCTCATTAGATTGTTGGGTGGATTCCAATGTGGAACGTAGTGAAGCGCACGATCGTAATCTTTAATGAATGTGTTGTTATATGAATTGATCTCAAAGAACTCAGTGAATTCATTCCACAGCGCTGAATATACTTGCGTCCGAAGGCTGCTATCCTTATAGGCTGCTGATTTCTTTCCACCCACGATTTCTAAAACTCGCTTGTTCCCTGCCTTTTTTAGTGTTCGTTGCTGCCCGTAATCAATCGTTGTGCGGTTTTCTAAATGCTCTACCCGATCTTCCATTTCTTTAGTTCGAATATCCAGCATCAGAATTGCTTGTAATTCTTTACTAGCCCCAGCGAATGGATTCTTGGTCTTTTCTTCCATAGCTTCGAATTTAGTCACATAAGCAGCTGTGAAGAGCACACCCTTTTCTCCTGTCATTTTATTGGCTACCATATCGCAACCTTTACGAGTCAAGAGGTAATTAGGCTGTTCTTTGTTCTGTGCATTGAGATAATGGCTTGGAATGAAGAATTGATGACTCCCGAGATCTTGGGAGTCCAAAATCTCTGCATATCTCCGAATGTCTGATAAAAGATGGTCATGACGTTTACCCATCATGTCTGCTACTTCACGGCTGTCAATTGTAACTGGCTCCTTAACAATTTGTTTATGCATAAATCCCTACCTCCCTTTACTCCTAGCTGATCTCCTATCTTTCGCGTTATTGGAGTCGCTAGGGTATCCGATATTTAATCGCTGAATTGGCGTGTGTCCTTCTAGATTCTTGTTTGCGGCTTGAGGATCGTATCCGATACTTTGCGGCTTGCCGTATTTTCCGAACAACTCTTTACGCTCCATGTTATGAGCTGTGCGGCAATGATTAACTGTGATTACTTCACCTGTATGACCGCAAGTGGGGTAAGGGCATCTGACTGTGCTGCATATGATTACTGTCACGTAACTAAACCTCCTTACCTTCACCTAGAGAAGCTATATACCTTACTTCTAAGTCATCTATGAGTGCTAACATACTTGGATTATCTAACCAGTTACGACGAGTGCGGTCTGCGAAGTCTTGTATTTGCTCTGGCGTACATCCACGATTCAAACAGTTTTGAAATATTGTTGCCAAATCAGGGTATCTACTTTTCTTATTACTCATGGGGTAACTCCTTTCAGGTATAAAACCCTATGATGTGGTTATGATGGCGGATAGAGGGCTACACCTGAGAACTGCAGCTTGCCCTCTCTTGTTCAGCAATCCAGTGAATCAAAGTTGACTTTTGGATACGACGCACTTTACGAACCTTGATGCTTGGAATATCCCCTTCTTTACACCAACGATAGACAGTGTTGCGAGTGACGCCTAGATATTCAGCAATTTGTTCAGGTGTACAAATTTCCGGTAAATTTGTGAGTTCCATATTAGTACTCCTTTTGTTGCTAAATCGCAACATTTTGATTAAAAAATTTTGGGAATACCTCTTCAAGAGTCATCTTGAACTTATGCGCAATTTTGACAGCTTCTTCAAGAGTGATATCCCTATCCCCTCTTTCTGACCTCAGATAAGTTTCTTTGTTGACCCCAAGTAAATCAGCCATTTCTTGAACTGGAACTTTTATCAATACTCTCCTAATATAAGCTAATTCGGCGTATCGGGTCTGTTTCGCTTCCATGTCTTCACCTCCTAGCGTGTTTCAATCGTAATACAAACGTTGCGGTTTTGCAACATTAATTATTCATTTTATCGTTTATGATATTTTTCGCAACGATTTTGTTGCCAAATAAGTATTACTGTTGTATATTTATTTCAGGAGGTATCAAAAAATGGACATATTTAGTAAGGTCTTTTCAGAGTTGGTTAGCAAAAGTAACTATACAGACGCAGAATTAGCGAGACGGTTAAACGTTAATCGCTCAACTATAGGACGTTGGAAAAACGGAGATTTGTCCCCAAAATTACCGAAGCTAAAAGATATTGCTGATCTATTTCAAGTAAATCCCCTAATTTTCGTTGACGATCAATATAAAAAAACAGTTCTTCCCAAAGAAGCCATTCCTGTAAAGGGTACTTCCGTTTTAGTTCCGCTATATGGTTCAATTGCAGCTGGTTTGCCTCTTGAAGCTATCCCAGTAGAAGAATACATAGAAATCCCTGAAGAAATAGGAAGCTGGTATCCTACTGCATTCCTTCTCCGAGTTAACGGGGATAGTATGAACAAAGTTGTCCCTAATGGCGCTTACGCGCTCATTGATCCTTACAATGGTGAGGACGTTGTGAATGGCGATGTTGTAGCTGTGCAAGTAAACGGATATGAAGCTACCCTAAAACGATTCTTCAAATTACATAACACGGTTGTCCTTGAGCCTGATAGTTATAATCCGGATCATGTTGCTCAAAACTTTACGTCTCCAGAACTGGACAGTCTCAGAATCATGGGTAAATTGGTGTGGTATATGTCTCCGCCAAACGTTAAATATTAATTTCCGTTCTTGAAAGGGGTGAATTTAAAAATGGCCAGAAAAGCAAAAGAACCTGTTAAGTACCCAGGGGTTCGCGAAAAAGATGGACGGTTCACTTATCGTTACAGTATTCAAAGTACAAGTAAATCGGGAAGAAAACAAAAGGAAACGCCTAGTTTTCCTACAGCCAAAGAAGCATATGAGGCAGGAATTCGGATTAAGGCTGAGCTTCTCAATGGTGTTTACTTCGAAGAAAAGGATATTTTATTTGATGCTTTTGCTGATGAGTGGTTACTAATGTATGCAGCTCCTGGAAAAGTGAAAAATTCTACTGTTGATATTAGGAGATGGGAATTAAAAAAGTGTTCCCCATATTTTGGAACTAAAAAAATTGGAGACATTACAAAATTAGATTACCAAAAAATGCTTGATGATCAAAAAAAGAAAGGAGCAGCAAAGAATTCAATCTCCCTCTTAAACACAACTTGCAAGATGCTTTTTAAGAAAGCTGTTGAGCTAGGAGTAATTAAAAACAATCCCACAAATGGCTCTGAACTCCCTGCATACACTGAAACTGTTGAAGATTTGGAAAACAAAACTGATCTTCCTCATTATCTAGAGCGTGATGAATTGTCTAAACTTTTGACCGTTATTAAGATCCAAGGTGAAACGCAGGATTACAACCTCTTCTTTTTATTGGCATATACAGGCATGCGAATCGGTGAATTAGCTGCATTAAAGGCGAAAGATATTAATAAGACTGAGGGCTATATTTCTATAACCAAGACCATTTACATGAAGGGTAAAGCAACTGAATTTTCCTTAAACACGCCTAAGACAAAGTCCTCTCGTCGAGAAATTGATATAACACCAAATGTTTTATCGGTATTGGAAAATCAATTAGCATGGCGTAACGAATTCAAGATGTCTCGGAGAAACGAATACTACGATAAAGATGACTTTGTGTTTGTTAATAATAAAAACTTGCCTGGATACCCTTTGAACATCATTTCATTGGACAGGAGGTTTAAAGATTATTTGGAACTTGCAAAATTGCCTTCGAACCTAACGCCTCATAGTTTGCGTCATACTCATGTCTCTTTATTGGCTGAAATTGGAATAGATATCGAGACGATCCAAGAAAGACTAGGTCACAGCAATGCCGCAGTAACAAGACGCATTTACTTACATGTAACAAAAAAAAGGAAAAAAGAAGCGTCAGAAAAGTTCGATATGCTCATGAAAGATATATAA